AAGGCACAGTTAAGGTTATAAAGAAATTCCTGAAGAAAAAAGGATATTATAGTGGATCTATTGATGGTATTTGCGGATCAGGTACTGTTAAGGGTTGGCAAAAATATGTTAATAGCAAGCTTTAATCTTGCCTAATTTTGTCAAATATGCTATAATACATAGGCAAAGTAGTATCGGTTCGTGCCGGTGTTTTCAATGTATTAACCCGTCTTCTATGACGGGTTGAATTTTTTATTATAAAATATAAAGCCCGCCTTTTATTGAGACGGGCTTTTATTAATTATGCAAAGAATTCATATAGATGCAAAATAATGTTGTTGAACTTATGTTGTGTTTCGACACAATCATTGCAATATCGTCAACGAGTAGTTTAAATACTTGATCAATAGATATATTGTATTTCTTTAGTAGTATATCTAATTCTTCTATAATCATTTTGATACTTATGTCTGAAAGCTCTTTAAACTCTTTATTTATTTGAGTATCACTTGTTTCGGTATTAGTTATTATTCTGGCTAAAATACATTGTATTGAATCAAACATAGTTACACCTTATTTATTTCAATAAGCATCAATATTAAAAATAACACACCTACCCTACTTCTTCTCCCTAATGTTCTTGTCGATAGCAGATGCTGCACCGATAACAGCGCCAGTTGGACCAGCAATGATACCACCTGCAACTGCACGGCCTACTACGGATGCAGATTTAGGTTTGCTGTCACGGAGATCAAGACCTGGGCCTGTATAACCACCTCTTTCAAAAAAATCATGCATCTTTTGTTTATATTTTTCAAATAATTTTTTGTCGAGTTTATCATTTTCTGGGATATCAACATAAGTTTCCCAAAAGAATTGATATATCGTTGGAGTAAAATCAAATAAAGTAACTGGTTCTCCTTCTTTTTGAGGCCATTCATTTATTTTATGATTTGTATTTATCATTTGTGCGTTTTTATATTTTTTAGTAAAAGGGATACATTTAGGATCGCACTCGAGACAATGCTTAGTATCTGAAGAATTACTATAATACGTTTTTAAATTTCCACATTGTGGACAGTAGCATATTTTATACATAATATCACCTCCATACATCCATATTTTACCAAAATAATGTAAGATTAAATAAAACTACTTAGGGTTTAAAATACCCTTAATAGTTACAAAACAACTAAATTATGGTCAGTAATAATTGGCTGATTACCAATTATGAAAGTAACAGAATGATATTTAAATCCATTGAAAGAATGGATGCGGATGGTAATATTACTAATGCTGTTTCATGGGGTATTGGTGGATTTGGACAAGCTAAAAAAGACAAACAAGAATTTCAAGATGCGTTAAACGAACAAGCTCATAAACGAGATAAGCAAGCTATTGCAGACTTTAATCATATGGTTAAAGTGCAAAACAAGAGTGTTAGTGAAGCTATTGCAAATTTAGGTGGGGCATCTGAAGCTGTAAAGCAATACTGTCAAGATGCTGGTGCAGCAGGTGCTGATGTTGATAAGTTCACTGAAAAACAAAAAGCTCAGCAAGAAGCTCTTGAAAAATCCAAGAAAGGCTTCAAAGGACTATCTGCTGCAACTAAAGCTATGGGCGCTAATATCCTGCTTGATCTTGGTGTTGCTGCTGCCATTGCTGCTATCTCTGCTGGCTGGAACAAACTCAATAACGAATTTAAAATCACACCTGCCAAAAAGATCGAAGCCATGGAAACTACAGTCAACGACTACAATGCTGCCATGGAAGAAAGTCAGAACGGCATTAAAACTATTCAGTCTCTTGAATCTGAATTTACTAGACTTTCTCAGGGTGTTGATGATAGCGGTCGTAATATCAGTCTAAGTGCTGAGGAATATGAACGATATAACGAGATAGTTAAAGAGTTGGTGGGTATAAGTCCTGAGTTAGTTCAGGGTTATACTGCTGAAGGAAATGCGATTGTAGATCGTAATACTGCTATCAAGGATGGGATTCAAGCTCAGAAGGATTATGCGGATGCGGCTAAAAATGCTTATACTGCTTCTATTAATGATATTGTCAAAGGTTCTAAAGAAAACATGAAGACTTCCACATCAGAAATGCGTGGTAGTCTTAGCGATTTTAGAGGATTAGATAGTATTACTTCTGATGTTGGATATAGTTCGAGATTAATAAATAAAGCATTAGGATATCAAGCAGATTTAACGACTGCTTCTGCTGAAACTCTAAATGATATTTATACTCATCGTGCTGAAATTATAAAATTAGCTAAAGAAGATGGCGTTGAAGAAGATAAAATTGCTGAAATGGAGGCTTATCTTAGTCAAATCGGTTCTGCATATTCTGAATTCGAATCATCTATCCAGCCAATTTTAGATGTACTTAATGCATCTATTGCTGAAAATGCAAAAGTTCTTCCTGAATCTATGAGGGATAATTTACAAGCTGGGCTTAAAGAAATTGCAACTTTAGATATAGATGGCACAGAAATGAAAGCTAAAGCAATTCAACTCGTTGATACATTAGATACAATTTATAAATCTAATGAAGGTGGATATGCTGACGCTTTAAAAGAAGCCAAAGAGGCTCAAGAAGACTTTATGGATTCTGATAGGTCTAAAGATGATGTTATTGAATACGATAAAGTTGTTCAGGATCATATAGACACCATAACCGACTTAGCTAAAGAATACCAAAAAGCTGGTGACGATATTACCGCTGCGGCATTGTTTGAAGAAGCTTCTAAAATGGCGGACTTTGCAACAGAGAATGTTCTTACTCTTGCTGAAGCATTTAATCCTTTAGCATCTGCGATGGAAGAGGCTCAAGGTGCAAAAGAGAAATTTGATAATGCTATGTCAGCTAATCCTGATTATGATACAGCTATCAATAGTTTTGGCGAAATTTTTGATGAAATTCTAGATGGCGATGATAATAAAGGTAATGGAAGTAAGGCATTTTGGCAAGGCGCAGAACAAATTCTCGGTTCAAAAACAATTCGTGAACTTGGCGGCGATTTCGATAAGGTTAATGCTCGCTTAAAAGAACTTAAATCTGGTGCAAAAGATAGTGCTTCTGCAACTGGTAAGTTCTTTAATATGCTTTTAAATAATGCAGATGAAATTGCAGAATTAGATTTAGGTAAAGTTTGGCAAACATCAAATGGTGAAATTAAGTTTGATATTGATTCAAGCAATTGGGCTGAAGTTGCTGATATATTAGGCGTATCATATGAGTATTTAATTGCTATGCTTGATATGTCTAGAAAATGGGCAGAAATTGATTTATCTGATGATAATGCTGTAAAAACAGCCATTAGCGAAATGGAAACAACCCATAAAACTGCTGATGGAGAAATGTATCAGCTTTATAGCAATATTCAATCTGAGGCTGTTGCCGCTGGATTAAGTATAGAAGAACTTGATGGGAAAATTAAGGATCTTACTTCAGAAGGTGTCCATGTAATCGATTTAGAGGTTGATGCTCCTGAAGATATTGCTGGCGCTCTTAGTGGAATGAGCAGTCAGCTCGCAACAGAGAAAGACGGAAAATATAAAATTAATATTGAGAAAACCGTTGCTCAGTTGTTGGATATGGGAGCTAGTGAAGCTCAAATTGAAAAAACCATAAGTAAATGGGAAAAAGACGAAGATAAAAAATTTGAGTTACAAACAAAGAAACCTGATGATACTGAGTGGTCTGAATGGATTGGCAATATTAAAACAGAATGGCAAGCCGGTCTAGAAGATACTGATGATCCTTTCACAAAACTTTCAGACTCTGCAGATAAATTTGCTTCTTCAATTGAAAGATTAATAGCAGCATTAGGTTTTATGCCTGATATTGATATAGAAAGTAATCTTGACGATGTAAAAGAAGATATTGAAGATTTTGCTTTTAATTATGGCAATTTATCTGAGCTTGAAAAAGAAAAAGCTGTTGAAGGAATTAGCAATGAAATTGAAGAAGCCAAAGAACAACTTGATACTCTTAAAGCTTTAAGAGATGATCCTAATAATAAACTTACAAAAGATCAAAAAAATCAACTTGAATTAGATATAACTAATGCTGAAAAGAATATTAAATTATATTCAAAGCTATTAGAAGATGTCAAAGACGATGGCGTTATTAATAATAGTATTAATTGCACAGTTAAAGGATATGATGAACTTTTAACTGCGAATGAAGCTATAGAGGAAAATTCCGAAGAACCTGTTGAAAAAACGGTTGAATATACTGCAGTTTTACAAGAAGAATATGATAAAATTGAAAACTGGGGATTAAGTGAATATGCTGAAGAAATAAAGAATGGTACTATTCAATCTGTTTTCGGAAATGTTGATATGGATAAGCGACCTATTATTGAATGGTCGGATAAATTAAAGAAAACATATCAAGATGAACTTGCAAGTTGGGTTGATAGTGACGGCAATGTATATGATCCTATAGTTGGACAAATTGATACTGTTTTGGGCGGTTCAGGTGGATTTAATATAGGTGACGAAGTTGTAGAAATTGCTTACACTCCTATTATGGAGGTTGATGGCGAAGCAAAATATCTTGGTAAAAATACTTTGGATAATTACATACAAAGTATTATAGATGAGGCTAACAAAGATGGGCAATGGTCACTTGATGAAATTTTAAAACTCGATGCTAAGGGTTTAAAAGTTGATAAAATTAATAGTGCTGGTGAGGTTGTAGGTAAAGAGTTTGTTAAAGGCGTAATTGCCGCTGTTGGTGATGAAGGCGCAATTTCTGCACGAGACGTTGGCGAATTAATGCATTTTGCTGGTGATTATGGTGCTATTGGATTAGCTTCAAATGTTGAAAATCTTTCCAAAGAAATTGAAGTAGTATATGATGATTCAAAATCATTAGACGATGTTGTTAATAATATACGTTTAATCGAAAATGAACAAATACAAAAAGAAGTTCTTTTAAAAACTGTAACTGATGGCACATATAATGAAATCTTTAAAGGTTTATCTTATAATGATCAGAACATTGTCTTAAATGCAATTGTACAAGGCGATGGCAATTTTAATCAGCTTAGAAGAATTATCGAGAGAATCGATAATGAAGATATTAGAGCTCAAATTGTTGCAGAATTAACTAATGCTGGAGCATTTAATGAATTTTTAAATAATATTAATCTTCTTACCAATGAAGAGAAAAAAGTTGTAGTTGATGCTCTTGTCAAAGGAAAAGGCGACGCTGAAGAATTAAATGAAATATTATCTAACTTATCAGAAAGAGATAGAATCAAACTTACTGATTTAATAGAATCTACTGGTATAAAACTTACAGCTGATACTTCAGGTGTTGAAGAAGGCGTAGATATAGTCGAACAAAAAATAGGTCTTCTCCCTCCTTCTCATAATACTGTATTTGACGCTGATCCTTCTAAGGCATTATTCGCTTCTAATCAAGTTAATTTAGCAATTAATGATATTGACAAAGATCCATTTATAACTATTGGTGGAGGACTTTCGCCTAATCTTCAAAGTGCGTTAAATCGTATGAAGTCTTTGTTAAGCCAATCGAAAGCTGCTGGTTGGGTTCCTGCTGCAGAAGGCACATCTAATCGCCGTGTCTACCCTTCTATGGCTAGTGGTGGTAAAGTTGGACCAAATGGAAATGGTGGATTAACTCTTACCGGCGAATTAGGAACTGAACTTGTATGGCTTCCGGATCAAAATGAATCATTCTTAGTTGGTCAGTTTGGTCCTGAAATGGTTAATCTCCCTGCCAACGCCGTTGTTTGGCCTGCTGATGAAACTCGTCGTATTATTGGAGATACTATTCCGCATAGTCGCATGAGATTTGGCTCTTCTGCTGAAGGGCATATGACATTCGGTTCTATGTCTACCGGTGGCTTTAACTCTTCTAGTTACGGTGGATCCAGTTCAAAATCTTCTTCAAAGAGTAAATCTTCCTCTTCTTCTTCCGACTCAGCTTATGAGAAAGCTAAAAAAGAGCTGGAACATCAGCTTGAAATGGGCTATATCACAGAAAGTGAATATTATACTAAACTCAAGAAGCTCTATGATAAATATAAGAAAGATCTTAAGAAGAATGTTGATGATCAGCGTGCAGCTCTTGAAGATTTACGTAGTGCTTGGATTGATGCTTATGAGGCTGCTGTTGATTCTTTAGATCATCAGCTTGAAATGGGTAAAATTTCAGAAGCTGACTATCTGAAACAGCTTAAAGCTCTTGGTGATAAATACTTTAAAAATCGTAAAGGTTATGATAAGGAGTGGAAAGATCACCTCGAAGATCGCAAAGATGCTGCTAATGATGCTTATGATGCTGAAGTTGAAGCGCTCGAAGATTCACTTGATCGTGGTTTAATTAGTATCCAGAATTACTATGCTGCCGTTACTAAGTTGCAGAATAAATATCTGACTGGTAAGGAAATGGTCGATGATCTCAAAGATGCCCAAGATGACATGTATGATAATCTCATGGATGGTCTTGATAAGATTTGGGAAGATGCTGAACAGCAGATAGAAGATAATGATTTATTTGGCACTTGGGTTGAAGGCGGCCCTACTGCCATCGAAATCATGGAAGATGCATTTGACGAAATTGAAAAATTAAGTCATGATTATTTTGCAACAGAAACTGAACGTCTTGAATATCTTAAGGATAAAGAGCGCGAACTTGCAGAGGCTCGTAAGGATTATTATGAGGAGCGACAAGACCAATTAGATACGATTCTTGATTTAATTGAAGATATGCTTCGTCAAGAAGCTGAAGATTATATCGATTCTTTAGAAAAGCAAAAGGATGCGTATCAGGATATTATAGATGCCAAAAAGAAGTCCTTACAGCTTACTGAACGTGAACTGGATTATCAGGATGAAATGAATGATTCTGCGCAAGAAATCAGTAAGCTTCAAGCTCGAATTGCAGTTCTCAGTCGTGATGATAGTAGAGCTGCAGCTGCAGAACGAGCAGAATTAGAAGCTCAGCTTGCAGAGGCTTTAAAAGATCAGAATCGAGCACAGCGCGACGAAACTTTGAATAGAACTGAAGATAGTCTTGATAAACAAGCTGAATTATTTACATCACTTATTGATAAGCAGATTGAAGTTGTTCAAAATTGGTTAGATAATAAATCAGCTGTTCTTGAAGTAGTTATGGATACTGTTGAACAACGCGAGACTAACAATCTTCTGAATCGCCTTATTGCTTATAATGGTGAACATGGCGACGCAATGATGTCTACTATTGAAACCGCAATGAAAGATCTTGATGGTTTAATTGCGGAATATGGTAATGATGTTGAAAGTATCGTTGAGATTCTTCAGAAAGGTATTAATGTTCATGTTACTGGTGGTATTATCGGTGTAGATCAAACTGATTATGCTGAAACTCAGACGGAAACTAAAAATAAACCGATAACGCATCATGATGGCCTTGCAACTGGATTTACTGGTAATGGCGCAGATCAGAAACAGCATGAAGTATATCGTTTACTTACTGATGATGAATTAGTATTTAATCGTGAAGATCAGTTGCGTATTGCAAGCCAGCTTCAGGTTCTTGATACTGTGAAAAAATCATTTTCTAATTTAGCTAAAGGCACTATTGCGCAGCCGTCGCAAACTAACCAGACTATTGAGTTAGTTATTAATGCCCCTATTACAATCCAAGGTAATGCAACTACCGATGTGGTAGAAAAGATCGAAAAGGCTATAGATAGCAGCGCAGACAAAGCATTATCTAAACTTAACGAAGCGCTTAGGATTAATGGTGTTCATAGTAGAGCATCATCAAATTTACGAAAAAATTAATTATTTCTTGTGGACGTCTTATATGGGCGTCCACTTTTATTTATATTAAAAGGAGGAAGCTATTTAGATATGTATAAATCAACTGGATTTATCTTTGATGGTGTATCGAGTGAAACGTATGGCCTTATGATCTATTTTCTAGATGACCAAACTGAACGTGAAATTTCTCTTGGTACAGATGTTGAAGTAATTGAAGATAGGCTGCCGAAGCGAATTAATCCTATTCATTATGGTGTGGATATAAATAAATCAATGAGCTTCCCTCTCACTTTTGGCAGCACTGAATATTTAGAAGACTATGATGTAGATGCCATACTTTCATGGCTGACCGGACATCAACAATATAAATGGTTAGAATTTCTTGATGGTGATCATTATGTTAGATATAAATGTCATTTGAATAATATGACATCTATATACATTAATGGTCTTCCTGTTGCATTCTCATGCGATGTAGAATGCGATGGACAGTTCGCTTATGAATATCCGCGTGAATACTCGTATGATATTAGTGAAACAGAAACTTATATTGAATTTTTTAATAAAAGTTCATACAATGGATATCTTTATCCACAATTAAAGTTAGAGTTTGCAGATGATTGCAGCTCTTTTTCTATTATTAATGAAAGTGATAACAATCGTGAATTTAAAATTGATTGTTTTGATAGAGTCGTAACAAATACTTCGGCTAATGAATATAGATATGAAAGTACTATTGCAGAGGAAGCGTTAGATGTGGATGTCAATACTGAATTAATTTCATGGCAAGTAAAAGAAATAACAGCTACTGATATTTATTCTGAAATTATTAAAGGTGAAATTGATGAAGTTGAAATTTGGATAGCTTTACCACAAAACAGTAACAAAGCTTTATATTCTGAAGATAAAGGTGAATCATGGCATGAAGCCTCCCCTGCCCTACCTCATGTTGGAAATTGGACAGGATGTTTTGGTGAAAGTGGTTTTGTAGCAATTTGCACTGATAACGATCAGGCTATTGCAACTTATTCCCAAACAGGAAAAGGTTGGACATCTACAATAATTGAACTTCCAATATCTCAAAAATGGCAAAAGGTAGTTTTTGTAGAAACTGATGGTTTTATGCAGAATCAATATATTGCTATGGGTGGCTCAGATTCGTCCATTATTGCTACATCTGCTACGGGTTGGGCTTGGCAAATAATTTCCCTTCCAGTTGCTCAAGAATGGCGATCTGCTGTTGCAGGAAATAATAAAATATTATTAGTTGGTGGCAACTCAAATATTGCTGTCATGTCTACCGATTGTATACATTGGGAAGAAATAACTTTGCCTAAAAATGCAGCTTGGAGCGCTGGTGCATATGGCCCAAATGGCTTTGTAATAGTAGCCGATACTTTATATGGTAGTGGTAGTAAAGAACCGATTGCTCTCAGATCTATTGATGGCTATTTCTGGGATGTTATAGATTTTCCAATTGGCAGTTGGTCTGATATGACTTTTGGCAATAGTATGTATATGGCTGTTGGTGAAAGGCAATTTATTTATTCTTTTGATGGGGAAATTTGGACTAGTAATACCCTTCCTGCAAATTCAAATCACATAATTTTTCAAGGCGATTATTTTATATGCCCTATTGCATTAAATAAATATTTAATATCTGATTCTGCAGCGACTATAGCTGGAGAATTTGAAATCATAGTGCCAGCTGATTCTGCTTTTACAGTTAGTGATGTATATGTATCCGCTGTTATTGGAAATACCATTTCTGATACATCTTATATTTCTAATGGCACTAAACTTTTAGCTACAAATACAGATAGTGGTGAAATAACAGGTGGTGAATTTGTAGCGATTACTACAGATTTAAGATATGGGCAAGATATATCAGGTATTATGATGTCTGCAACTTTTGACAAAGATACTAAAACAGTAACAGTTAAATATACTGCAGATTCAAATCATACTTCCGCTATAAATGCCCCATTATCTGTTATTGTTGAATATAAAACTTCTTCAACAACAGATCTTGGATATGATGGCTTAGTAGTTAATTTTGATAATTCAAATCAAATAATTACAACAAATAAAGAAACTCTTAATATGTACGAGTACTTTAATAAACGGTTTTTAAGACTTGTTAAAGGTCTTAATAAATTAAAAATTAAAACAGACGGTGGTAATTGTAAAGCAATTATCATTTGTGAATTTCTAAGAAAGGTTGGTGGACGATAATATATGATTGTGGATTTTAAATCTATTAGTCATGATTTTTATGGCAAAATTGAACAACCTGTGTTAATGTTGAAAACTCCTGATGGTAGAGCTATAACTACAATTAGTAATTATTATGGATTAGACACCATCTTTCGTTTTAATGATGTTTCCGAAGTAACATTTTCGGTTCCTGCGTTTTATGAAGGAATTCCTAATAATGGATATGAGGAAATACATGGATTAAGACTTGTAGAAGTTGAACCTTTTGGAGATTTTATTTTAGTTAATCCTGAAATTTCTAATGAAGGTGGTAAAAAAGAGATTAAAGTATGTAAGGCGTATTCTCTTGAGTACGCCTTTAATAAAAAGAAAATTGATATTGCAGCCGGAACATATAATTTTTATAATCCAATCGATAATACTGATACTATTATGCAGATAATAGTTGATTTGATGCCTGATTGGAGTATTGGGGAAATAGATAGAAAACTTATAGGACGTTGGAGAACTTTCGACAATATAGATGACAATTTATATTCTTTTATGATGAATACTCTTCAAGAGTCATTTAATTGTTTATTTCTTTTTGATACATTTAATAAAAAAATAAATGTAATGGAAGCAAACAGATCAACTTATAAATTACCAATTTATCTTTCTTATAATAATTTAATTAAAAATGTTAAAATTACTGAACTTTCCGATGAAATTGTTACAGCTCTTTCTGGATATGGTTCAGGAGACGATGTTGATATACGTACTGTAAATCCTAATGGAACAAATACAATTTATAATTTAGATTATTTTATTTCTAATGGAGATCTTCCAGATGCTTTAGCTGCAAAATGGGTTACATATGATGATTCTTTGGAAGTATATCGTCAAATATTTTCTAATTTATCAGTTTTAGAGACTCAGAAAATAAATGAACGCGAATTAGCAAATGCAAAACGTATTGTACTTGAAACTGAATATGATAATTTAAATACTACATATCTTACAGCTCAAACAAATAAAGATGTTAATGCGGATTATGATTATGAAATTGCAGTTTTAAGAAGTTCTCTTTTAGCAAAAGAAGTTGAGCTCAATATCCAAATTAAGCATATCGAAATGCTTGATACTGATATTGCAGAAATTGAAAAGAAGATAACAGAGATTACAAATGTTTGTAAAATTGAATCTTATTTTACAAAAGAAGAGATAAAAATTCTTAGCCAATATTTTATACATGATTCTATAGTAGATGATACATTTGTTATTCCTGAATATAGTTCTGCTATTTTAGAAAGCACATCGAATGTTATAACAGAAGATAATTTTGGAAGAATTAAAATAGTCGGTGCAGAAACATATGCAAGTAATATTGCAGAAGTTTTTACAACCGATGAGAACGGAGTTTATCAAGCTTATACTATAGACCCGGAAAATGGCGAATCTATTTATAATACTAATAATGCAGATCTTTTCCATGAAATTGATTTGAATCCTGAAATTGCACAAACAGTGGCAGATCAGCTCAATGACAATGAAAAACGAAAAATGTATGAATTTAGAGGCGGTATATTTGATTTTGCATATGTTGTATATGATGAAATTGAGGGGATTAAAACACCTAAAAATGTAAATCTTAAAGGTGATATTGTAAATGTAGATTTTGTTTATAATATTGATAATATGTTAAATTGGGAGAATGATAGCTCTCCTGATATTACAAAATTAGGACATTATACTCTCTCAGCAACCCTTAGAAATGCCGAATATGATGGCGTATCATACCCTAATATGAATTTTTTAATACAAGGTATGATTAGAAATAACATTCCTCAGATAGATGATCATTTTATTAGTTTTGAAATTAGCAACGCAGTATTTTACATAACCGCTTCAAATACTGTATATCAAAAGCAAACAATTATACAAGAACTTTATGATTATATAAATGATAGTTTAAAAAAGCTGTCTACTCCATCTTATGAATTCTCGGTTGAATCCGGGAATTTTGTTTTTGCAAAAGAATTTGAACCTTTTAAAAATCAGCTAGAACTTGGTTGTACAATCAATCTTGCACTTGATGATAATGAAGATAATATAATTCAACCTATTCTTATTGAGATTGGTTTAAATTATGATAATGAATCTAGTTTTACTATTACATTTAGTAATAAATATCGCTCTTCTGGTAGCGAATTTCAACTCGCCGATATAATTACCAATATGAGCCATAAAACGCAGTCTGTGGCGCGAAATAAAGGTAATTATCAAGCATATAAAGATAGCAAGGCTGGAAGTCAAGTATCAAATCTTACAACTTCTGCAATTGACGTAGTTAAAAATAAAGTCATTAATTCTTCTAATCAAGCTATTGAATGGAATAGCTCTGGTATGTTTTTTAGAAAGAAACTTTCAGATGGTTCTTTTGATGGACGTCAAATTGGGATTATTAATGAAGATATAGCATTTACAAAAGATGGTTGGAAAACAGTGGATATTGCTATTGGAGCATATAATGATCCTGATAATGAAATTGAAGGATATGGTATTATCGCGCCTAATATTATTGGCACTCTTATCGCCGGTGAAAATCTTATTATTGAAAATGAAAATAAACAATTTAAATTTGATAAAACTGGTGCATGGCTATATAATTCTTCTCTTGCATTTGTACAGGATTCTATGCCTGAGAAAAATTATCCAGGCGGAAAGCTTTTAATTGATCCTAATTATGGTATTGCTGCAGGTAATGATAAACTATTTACTTTAAATGGTACTGAAATAACACCATCATTTTGGGATAAAGAAAATGATGAAATTATTTGGGATGAAAATGAGCTTGTTGAAACTGCCGATGGATCTATGTATTATGTACCGCTTAATACTCAGTTTTACTTTGATATACATACTGGCAACGCTTATTTCTCAGGTACTATTAATGGTAAAAATATTATTGCAGAAACCATTAATGGCCTTGCAATAATGCCAGGAACTATTAGTGGCGATGCGCTTGTAGATGGTTCAATTGATTTAGGTAAACTTTCAGGCGATACTATTCCTACAAGTTTTATTAAGGGTCTTACTAATAAAAACTTTAAAGATGGAAAAATTGTTGCCGATGAAATAGATGCAAAAAATATTAAAAATGCATATGAAAGTAACGGCACGCTTTGGTCTGGTAAGAGTTTGATGGGTAAAGATGCAAATGGTGATATTCTTGAAATTGATTTTATCAATTCAATTAAAAATCAATTTAGTGGTGCTATATTTGCATTTAGCTATGAGTATGGTGAAGATAGCGATTGTTATTGGACATATACTTTTGTTCCTAAATATCATATTTTGCATCATGAGGGAGAAGGTGTTAGTTTTGAAATGACTACTCCATCAGGTTCAGATGCAGGTCATAAATATTTATATATAAGCAATAATAAAATGATTGGTCATGATAATAATGATGTTATTGTACAAGGTGAAAATGAAATTTATAAAAATGACAGATGGTATTTACGTTATGTCATAGGAGTTTAAAGGAGAATTAAATGAATACAAAAATTACTAATGAACAAATTAAAGAAGCTATTTCTAATGTTGAAATTTATCTCGGTAAAATGTCTGTTTCCGGAGATAATGTATTTGTTTTAGCAGAATGTAGAAGTGCTTTACGTCAAATTATTACTCTTATTCCTAAAGATTTTGAAGAAGATATTGAAGAAGATGTTTCATCAGAATTAGTTGAATAATATATAGAAAGGAGAAACATATGTCTTTATGCAATCCTCCGTTTAAATTATCAGATATTACTTTTATAGGTGGCGATTATCAAGAAATATTATTTCATATTCATGATAATGATAGAGGTGGCCGTATGGATATAGAAAATCTACAGTTGATTTTCTCTGTTGTTGATTATCAAAATAGATATGGCACACCAATAATTTCAAAGCCATGTGAGATATCTACAAATGATCCTACTGCATTTTCGGCTATATTATTGCCAGAAGAAACAAAAGATCTTGCTGATAAATATATTTATCAAATAACAATTAAAGCACCTAATGATAAACAAAAAAATTTTCAGGGGGTAATGACTATAGATAAAAATATTAACCCTGATATGATTGTGTATTAATGATAGGTGGTGAAAAATTGCTAACTACATATTTTTTAAATTGTATTGCACAAGAAATTTTTGGTCATCCAGAGACTTCAAAAATTCCATATGATTATTATATTGCGTTATCATCAACTGAGCCAAAGTTAGATGGTAGTGGCGTTACAGAACCATCTATAGATACAGGATATCAACGTGTTCGTATAGATAATTCACATTTATTTTTTGGTGAAATTAATAATGATAGAGTTTTAAATCATGATAAAGCTTATTTCCCAGAATCAATTAAGCCTTGGTATGATATTTCTTATTATGCGATTTTTGATATGCCTACCGATGGTAATTTACTTATGTTTGGTAAATTAGATTCTATAATGAATGTTCCGATAAAAACCATTGTATCTATTCCTATTGAGACTTTAGGGATATCTGTAAATAATAGTGTAGGTGGTGATATTAATGAGTATCAATATAAATATTAATCAATCGCATAATGTTATTACCATTGATGTCCCCTATTCTACTTGTCAAAATATTGATATTGACTATGGATCATCTTATAATGATTTAACATTATCGGTATCTGATTTCCCAGTTTTTATTAAAACTCAATTTCTTTTAAATGAAATCTTTGTAAATAATGAAATTTGTTTTAATATGGTTTCTCAGAGGCTTGTAAAAAATACTGACCCATTTCTAATTAAAGGTATTGATACAATGACTCTTGATAATTTAGATATAGATCAAGATATTATATTTTATAGCGTATAGTGAGCAATTAATTTTGCTCACTATTTATTTTTTTTTGAAAGGAGTCTACATGGCAGAAATTAATAAAACTGTTAATTACGGTTTCAATATATTTGGCGACGATCAGACTTCCCTCACTTTTAAAGAATTTCGTAAATTATTAGCTGGTACGGGTAATACTGAGGCTGAGTTTTCTAATATGCAAAAGATTGATGCTGTACTAAAACAGTATGCTACTGCTATTAATGATAATTTATTATCCTCTAAAAATTATACGGAAGAACAGATTGCCGCATTTAAGTTAATTAATGATGAATTAATCAAATCAAATGAAGATGGAAATTTAATTATAGGCGGAGAAAAAGGTAAACCTATTGAATTTAGGGATGGCTCAACAGTTTCATATTTAGGTAATGGAGTATTTACCGTTAATGGCGTAGAAGTTGATTATGTAAGAATTGTTGATTATATATTAAAATTTAATCCTACAAATGGACATCTCCAAATTTCTTATAAACCCAAAAATACTGGAGGTGTTATTTAATGGCTAGTGGAAGTTTTACTAAACAAGTTGGAAATAGAAAAAATACTGAAAATGAATATATAAAAGTCTGGTGGGAAAGTACGCCGGATGCTGCAAATAATAAATCAAAAGTTCGTGCTTACGCTAAAATGTATCGACCATGGTATATAGCAGTGGATTATGACCAAGAAATTCAAATGTGGATCGATGGTACAAAATATACTGCAAGCAGATATGGTTGGCGTGGTTCCGGATGGACTGAAGCATATATAGATAAAACTAAAACTGTTACTCATAACAGCGATGGAACGAAAAGTGTTTATATAAGAGTTAAAACCCAGGTAAAAGCTTGGTTACGTGAGTGGGTTGGCTGGGTTGATACTGGAGAGCAACTTTGTAAGTTAGATAATTTAGCACGAAAGTCATCTTTTACTATTAATAAAACTTCCGCCACTATTGGCGATAGTATATCTGTTACATTAAACAGGAGTTCCTCTAGTGTTAGACATGCTATTAGCATTAAAGTTGGTAGTATAACAAAAACAATTTTGAGTAAGTCAAGTGATAATGGTAGTACTGGAACATATTCATATACTTTATCCGCAGCTGATTTATTACCTGCTATGTCTAGCAAATCTGTTACTGCTAAAATAACTGTAACAACATATAATGGTAGCACAAGTTTAGGTAGTAATGAAAAGACGTTCACATTAAAAATTAGAGATACTGATAAACCAATTATTAATAGCTTTGATATATCTGTAGTTCCTGTTTCGCCAAATACAATTAAAGATATTTTTGTTCTTGGCAAATCAAAAGCACAGATAACTATTAATGCTACTCCGACAGATTCTACCGGCGGTAAAATTGTAAGTTATAGAGTTGCTATCGGAAATGCTAATGGACAATTAGGATCTTTTGCAGCTTATAAAAACAATGTTATTACAACTCCAATTTTTAATGTTGCCGGCCAAGGTAAGATAGGAGTATATGCTATTGATGCAAGAGGCTCAGAATCTGCTATCATAGAAAAAGAAATAGAAATATATCCTTATCAAAATCCATCTATTCTTTCATTCGCTATTGATAGATGTACGGAAGATGGAACCCCAGATAAATCTGGTATGTACATTAATTTTTCTTCTACATATATGTTTTATTCTTGTAATTATAAAAATTCAGCTGTGGTCACTCTAATGAAAAGGGCTGTAACTGACAGTAATGATTATCAACTTGTAGATAGTTGGCAATTAACTGCAGATAATGCGGTATATAGTAAAGGATCAATATCAAATATTTATGCTGGATATTCTATTGATAGCTCTTATGATTTTAAATTAATTATTTCAGACTCTTTTGGAATGTTAAGTGAGGCGTTTTCAGAAATTGGAACTGAAGAAATGTTAGTTGATTTAGCTCCTGATGGAGTTGGTATTGGTAAAATTGTAGAACGTGAAAGAGCATTTGAAGTTGGATGGGATTCATATTTAGAAAATGTAATTCTAAATAATGGCGCCGGAATATATGCAACTAAATCTGATAATACTACAGAATGTATTTTAAAATTAGATTCAAATGATGATGTGAATATTAATAATATTGGTAAGGATATTAGATTATATACTGGTAGAGAAATAACTAATAGTTCAGGTTATACATATTATGATGGTGGAGCTTTATATATTAATAATGAACCGTTTGCACCGAAACAGTATTTATGGAGTGGAACATGGGAAAAAGGAAGTACTCAGTTTATTCATAACGCAAACAGATATAGAATGTTTTTACTTTCAATAGCAGATACTACTGAAAATCATGGAACTATTATTCCTGCTATAAAAAATACTGTTGTAAATAAAGATGGTATTACTGTAACAATGATTCGAGGTATAGGTGGATATGTAGCTCATAGCACAAATAGCTCAAGTGATAAAGTTATTACTGATTATACTTATCAATTTAACGCAGAAGTAGTCGCAACATCAGATCTTGGTGAAACGTGGAATTTTATTGATTGTACATGGATTTATCATGGAAATGAAATTGGACATGGCGAAAGAAAACATCTTAACATTGTTAAGGTTGAAGGATTAATATAATAAAATAGGGAGTACCAAAACAAATCGGTACTCCCTATTTTTTACGTTTTTATTCAGCGTATGGTAACATATCATTAGCTTTCTCTACACCATTTACTACGCCAATTTTACGCCAATTTTGTGATAATTTACGATAATTTACATCAAGTTATGATAGTTTGTTAAATATTTACATATGCTGTAATCGTTTAAATTACAGTGTTTTCAAGGGTTTTAGGATTTAGGAATCTTACCTATGTCCCACTACTATAGCGGGACAGTCGTGTTCTGATTAGTTATTAAAATCGTTGAAATTTCAATATTTGTGAGAGTATAGGGTTTAGCTTTAAAACGGTTTACGCCAATTTTACACCATATCGATATTCTCTATCAATTTAGCCTTTTGGCCATCTGTAACATGAGTATATATATCCATAGTAGTCTTTACTGATGAATGTCCCAGTATTTCTTGTGTAACTTTGGCAGATATATCTCTTTCAAAACATCTAGTTGCAAAAGAGTGTCTTAGTGAATGTGCAGATATTCTTTTTATTCTTTGATCTTCAAGTTCCATTTTTCTTAGAACAGTTTTTAATGCGGCATTATAACAGCTTGTATTTAACCACCTATTTCTATTTGTTGTAAATAGAAAGTCTTTTGCTAAAGTTCCTGGGTATTTTTCATTTAGCATTTTCTTTATTTCTATTTGTTGTTTTAATGCTTTCATACAACTTGAATTCATAGGAATTATTCTTTTGCTGGAAGGGGTTTTTGTATTTCCAATTAAAAACTTACCCTTGCCATCAAAACATTTAAATTGTAGTGTTTTATTGATATTTATAGTCTTCTTATTGAAATCTATATCATCATATGTTAATGCGAATAATTCTCCTGGCCTCATACCAGTATTTAATTGAACTAGAAATGCATTATGGTAAAAACTGTTTTTAGATATTTCTATAAAATTAAGTTGTTCTTCTTTTGTAAAAGCTGTTCTTCTTTCAAAATCTTTTTCATGTTTCATTATTTTCACTCCTCTGGTTGGGTTCGTTTTAGCATAATTATTTGCTATCGCTTTATTGTACATGTCTGATAAAATTCTTTTTACTTTATCTTGAGTGCTCCAAGCATAATTATTATCAGCTAGTTTATTAATTAGATTACTAACATCTATTTGAGTTAGTGATGTTAATTTTGTCGTCCCAAAATCAGGCGATATAAATGATTTATAATGATCCGTATATATTGATTTAGTAGTTTCTCTTGTGTCATGTTTCAATATTGTGATCCATATTTCAAACCATTTATCTAAACATAAATCAGATTTTATTCCTAAATTTAAAACTTTATCTTCGTATTCAGCTTTTCTTAGCTTATCTTTCAGATTAACCAATTTTTTATCATATATTGATTTTCTCTTGCCAAATCTATTAGTGTATCTCGCACAATATACACCGTCTTTTCTTTGTGATATTCCTTGCCCTAACTCCTTTCCTTTTAAATCTTTTCCCATTAATTATGCCTCCTCTTTATTGAAGAGAAAGCTATGATATGTAAATATATTATAACATAACTTCATGTAAATTATCATTCCTTCGTTTTATTCAAAAGCCATTTATCTAATTCTTTTTTATGAGCATAGAGTCTGTTACCTATTCTTATACAGAATGGGCAAGAAGGCGAGAGTAACAATTCCCTCGCCTTAGTTTGCCCGATTTTCAGATAAGCACAAAACTCTTTTAATGTTAATAATGCGCTATCTATAATTTACTCCTTTTCTCTTTTTTTGAAGATGCAGCTATACTTTCGGGTACTTCTGGCATTGAATATAAAATACGTTCAAGTGTTTCTTTTTTTCCTACTATAGCTGCAATAGCTAATAAATTTTCTTCAAGTTTTTTATTTACTTTTTCAATGTGTTTAATATAACCATCAAGAGTTGTACATTTATTAAAACGCTCTTCTCGCTCAGCTAAATTTTTAAATAGTGCAGCTATTGTAGAATAATATCCTATAGTAAATCCTTCTTCATTATCGGGATCCTCACCATTTTCTTTTAGTTCTACAAGCCTATAACATCTAGCGTCACTCTTAATAGCATATTTGTCATCCCATATTTTAATATTCATATATTAACCTACTTACCGCTGGAACCAAGCTTGCCTGCACCACGTACAGAACCAGCCGCTTCTAATTCTTCTTTTGTAATAGATTCAACTTCAACTTCCGGAACTGGCAGTAAAAGCATTTGACAGATTGCTTTGTTATATGGGTAAATTACATATTCATCATCATCAAAAAATAATGATGCCATATATTGTTTGAATTCATCTATATAATCAGTTTTTACTATAGCTATCGGATAATCGTTATGATTAGTAATTGGTACAAGCCATTCTCCGCGATATCCAGAGTCAATTATACCTGCTCGCTGACCCATTCCCTTAGTTCCAGTAGAGCCACGCTCTTTTAATACAGCTACATATTTCTTATCAAAAACTGATGCAATACCTGTTGGGATCATCTCTGTCTTATGAGGTTCGATAATCACCCAATCTTCTGGGAAGCAGGCATATATATCATAGCCTGCATCCTCGTCATTTTTCTCTGGTAACATCGCATCTGCATTTAATAAACAAATTTGAATATTATTTTTTTCTACTCTCATATATTAATCCCCCCTTAATCACATTTGCTAAATCCGCAACTTTTACATATATTACAACCGCCTTCAAAGAATAATTCTTCGCCACAATTTGGGCATGCTAAAACACTTCTACCATCTTTAGTTCTTTTTTCAAATGGTTCACTACATTCCGGACAGGAGTAATACTGAGCTGTGAAAGCTTGTCCCCCTAATTCAGCTTCATCTTCTATCTCGGTTAATCCTAAGTCTTCTTGCATTTCAAGCCACATATCCTTAAGAGCATAACCTACAGCAGTAGGACAACATGAACCCTTGCTTGTATCTTTCTTAGTAGCGGCTCTTACCGCATAGCTTGGACAAACACCGCATGACTGAAGTTGATCAACAATAGTATCAATATCAACACCAGCTCTAGCGGAAGTTGATATCATACGTGATAATCCAACCATGAAGTTGTTGCAACCCCCGGTGCTACCCTTACTAAGATATGTTTCAAGTAAGTCTCCAGTAATTGGATCAAAGAAAGCAGTACAGTGTAAACTACCACAACCAGTAATAAGTTTACGCTTTTTGCCAATTACATCGTCGTCGGCAAATATAATATCACCACGTTTAAGATTTGCTCCTCTTGAAGAATCTTGTACTGTTTCAGGCTGTTCGTCGTTTTCAGTTGTATCTGTAGTTAATACACCTGCTCTTCTGCATCCGTCACGATAAATCGTAATCCCTTTTAATCCAGCTTCCCAAGCAGCCATATAAATATCCATTACATCTTCTACAGTTGCACTATTCGGCAGATTTAAAGTTGAGCTTATACTTGCATCAATATATTTCTGCCATACAGACTGCATTTTAATTCGATTTATAGGATTTATATCTGCTGAACATACTACAAAGTCTGGAAGATCATCATCAGAATCGATATTTAAGAAATCCATTAATTCATTTATTGTTTTAGGTCTTTCTATGTAATAAACATCTTTGCCATGTAAAGACTGCGTTTTTCTTTTCCAGCTTTTTGCAAAGTAAGGTTCAATGCCGCCAGAAAGTTGTGCCATTGTTGAAAGCGTTCCAGTTGGGGCAATTGTAAGTAATTGTGAATTTCTTAAACCATATTTCAATACACGTTCTTTCAATGTATCATCTGTTATTGCTTTGAAATATTTAGAATTTACAACCTCTTTATTATTACACTTTGGATATGCTCCATATTCTTTTGCCAGATCACAAGATGTTTTTAATGATTGATAACTGAGCAAATGTGCAATACTATCGCAAAGTTCTAATGATTCTTCACTTCCATATTCAAAACCTAATTTAACAAGCATGTCCGCAATTCCAAGAATTCCAAGACCAATTTGTCTCCAATCAGATACTGTTTGTCTTTGAATTTCTAATGGATGTAATGGTAATCCTTCATCTAACACTTCATTTAAAGCTTTTACAGCAATTTCTACTGTATTGATGAATGTTTCCACATCAAAATAAGCATCTGGTGTATATGGGTGAATTACAAATTCTGATAAGTTGATTGAACCAAGTAAGCAAGACCCGCCTGCTGGTAATGGCTCTTCTGCGCATGGATTAACACCTGCGTATTCAAATTCATTATTATTACTTAATAAATTCCAATTAGAAATTCTATCCCAGAACAACATTCCCGGTTCTGCCATATCCCAGTTCATCTTTGCAAGTTTTTCAAAAATATCACGAGCATTAACAACCTTAGATATAACTTCGCCAGTCTCTTCTCTTACATATTGCAGTTCATATTCTGCATTATTTGTAACCGCAGACATAAACTCATCAGTTATTCTAATTGAAATATTCGCTTTAGTAATCTTGTCCAAATCAGATTTAACTTCGATAAATTCTTCCAAGTCTGGATGTGAACAATCAATTGATAACATCAAAGCTCCACGCCTTCCATTTTGCCCTATTAAGCCAGTTGTTAATGAAAAGAGATCCATAAATGATACTGCGCCACTAGTTTCTTTAGCTGTATTATTTACTCTTGCGCCTCTTGGAGCTAAATTAGAAATATCTATTCCTACTCCGCCTCCATAACTAAATGTTCGCGCAAGCTTACCTGCTGTATCATAAATAGATTCAATGCTATCTTCGGGAGCAGGGAGAACATAACAATTGCTATATGTAGTTTTAACACCATATTTGTATAATCCTCTATTTGCTAAAATACGGCCACCCAAGAAGAATCTTTTTCTAAAAATCTCTTCTTTTAAATCTTCATTTCCTCCACTTATTCGGTTTAACCATTCGCTGAAAGTTTCATTGTTGTACTGATATTTCCCCTGCCATATATCAATACCTAACTGATTATCTGAACCTAACCAATCTCTAACGTCCAATACTACTCCTTTCTATTGGAAGCTTTTCTTTAATGAAATTATAGATAAATGTCCAATTTGATAATCTGACAGCACTAATTAACTTTTCGTTAAAAGCTTTATTATGAGGTGCATCAAAGAGTACTTTTATGTAACTCGCATCATAAAAATTAACTGGATTATCATCGACTAACAGATCTACATCCACCATCTGCTTCCTTTGTGTTACTATAATTTGTTCTTCTTTTATAAATGGAAATAATTCAAAGAATTGAATTAACTTAGGTTTAAGAGTTTGATATGATGTGGCGGTAATAATTACTACATCATATCCATCATCAATAAGTTTTTTAAGATAAAACTGACTTCCGGGCTTAGGTTTTAATGTTTCCCAAAAATCATTCTGTTCGAGAATATAAAAGAGCATTTCTCGTGTACCCTTTTTTATATACTGATCTATTTGCCATGATTTAATATCTTCTGGCGTAACATCATCATCTACGATTTCATTATATCGTTTCAGCCATGCATCAACTAAAGACCATAAGACATCATCAAGGTCAATACCTATTACTGGTCTATCTCTCATATGATACCGCCCCTAATTTTGAAAACACAACAAAGGTAGCTGAATCATAAACTCTTGTCGTAATCAAATCTACATTATTAATATTGGCATTAATAGTTACCATAGCATTAGTATTAGCAAATACTTTTTTATCATGGTGTAGTCTTCTCAGTGCTGATAAAATAGAGTCGCCACGTTTTCTCATGCGCTTATATCGGACTTTTCTTTGAGCTAAAAGTTCAATTATAATAATCTTCTTTTTCCCTTTATAGTGCTTTTTAAAATATTCAACACCGGCTGGATCAATTATATATACATCGCATTCATCAACCTGCTTATTTGTAGCCCAATATTTATTACCATCAAACTCAGTAAAAGCACACATATCATCTTTCATTTGTTCGTATTCAGCTTCACTAACAAATATATGACTATCTTCACCATCATATCTCGGTGCTCTAGTTGAGTAAGAAATTACAGGTTTTAAATCATATTTTTTTAAAAGCGCATTTTGTATGGTTGTTTTACCCGTACCAGATTTACCAATGAGTAAAATTATATGATCTTTAATTTTCAACCTCCTGTATTATGTAACCATTTTCATTCATTATTATTTCAAAGTCTTCCCAAAATTCGTGAAACCTTTGATCATCTAAACTATCTAAAAGTTCATGAGCAATCAACTCAACTGCAGCTATACCCTTAGGAGTAATCTTAATAATTGTGTTATCATCAAGTTTCATTACATAACCCCCTTATACTTATAAAACCAGTCATTATAAATATCATATCTTTCTTGGATATTATCTGTCATAAGATAACCGGCATTATTACTATTAAGAGTTTTAAAGAATTCGCATGGCGCTCCCATTTTTTCAGGACAGCCACATCGATATACACAGTTTGGAACTAATACATCCGCAATTTCTGGTTCAACATCATGAATAGTACATTTTAGATCTTCCATATATTCTCTTGTTTCCGGTGATGCTTGATAGCATAATCTTTTTCTTGCCGTATCAATAAGCGCTTGAATATTTGCATCGCCAGTAAATTTAACGAGAGCACTTTGAGGGAGTTCATCTCTATCAATACCAGTTCTATCTGTTCTTTGTGTAGCTACAAAACATTCCCATTTATGACGCACCCAATGTGTTGCTACCCAACTCTTAATACTTGGCCAAATCCACTTAATTGACATCTCTCTAATAGGACTATGTTCAGCAATAAGTATATTCTTCTTAAATGCTACTGATGGCTCTTTATCAAGAGGTTCCTTGCTCACCGTGCTTCTGCAATCATTTAACACCTCTAACCATTCGCCTTTAACTTTGAGATTTTCTGTTAACTTTTTTATAAGTATCACTCCTTTCTATATTAAAAAAGACACTTGAATAAACTCCATTTGGATATTCATTTAATAATCTTTGTTTTGCTCGTTCTTTAGTTTTTGGTCCCCATATTGGGTCTATAGATAAATAAAATAACCACGATTCCTCATCATTAAAATCTTTTCTAGACTTTATATTTTCATTCTTTATTTTATATAAAGAATTTTGAATTAAATACAATCCACGTATTTTAGATATCATACGTATACTTCAGCTAAACCTGTTATGTAACCAGTAATAAAAGCTGTTGTAATTGCTACTAAGATAGCAACAATAATGATGGCTCTTTTAAGCCTTAGTTTTTCTCTTCTTTTCATCTACCCCTCTTTCTCTTTTAAAAAGCCATATGACATGATTTGCCACTCTTATGATAATATTCTTGTCTTCATCTTTTAAACGGTGATATAAATCAAACCCTGTTGTCCCATCAAAATCATGAAAGACGTATCCATATTGTGTGGCTGTTTTTATATCTCCTTTATATTCGGATTGTCTTTGTGCTAAGAAGTAGGCTACTTTGTCATATTGATGATCTGTAAAAATCGAATCATCGTTTTCGTAATAAATATAACTATTTACAATAATCCATCGTTGTAAGAAGCTAAGATATTCTTCTTCTGACATGTCACTTGGAGGTTTTAATAAATGTTTAATACTAATCATATTTGACGTTGATTTCATCTAATACATGTCCCATTCCAAGACCTTCTCTATTAGGCTGCCAAACTCCATTCTCATCATATTCTCCCCCTTGAATACAATATTTATATAATTTAGGATGAGTTTCTTTAAGACGTTGGAATCTATTTGGCTCCTTTTCAAGATGAGCGCCAAAGCCACAAAATACACACCCGGTACGATCACACCCGGTAAGGTAATATCTTCCTTGTTCGTCTTGTTTGATCTCGCCATATACAGATGCATATGGTACATCAAATTCTTTCAAATATTGAAGAATATCTTGTTCAAGCCATATTGATAATGGCTTTGAAGATGGTGTTTTCTCTGTAAATGAATTACAACCATATTTAATATATTGAGATCTTCTTTGTCTGCTCTCTTCGGCCATTATGCCTATATATGGCTTACGACCTGATTCTTTACCATATTTTTTTATAGGACTTTTCTTCATGTGATAGCAGCATTTATCAGATATTTTGAAGTCAGTGTTTAAAAGGAATTTCCATTTCGATTTATCAAACATAGATGTTTTCCCATTCTTTAATTTATCGGCTGTACCCATTAACTGTTTAAGACGCGAACACTCTTTACCATTTTTTAAAGCCACACGGCCATATTCTATTGCAGAAGCCACATCTTTACTAATAATAGGATATCCATACATAGTTAATATCTGATCAAATCGTATCTTAGGTCTTACAATTACATCTGCTCTTTCTCTTGCGAAAGCTCTAACTTCAGGATATTCTAATCCCGTATCGGAAAATACGACCGGCACATCTGGATACATTTCTTTAACTAAATGCATTAATACAGTGCTATCTTTTCCGCCACTAAATGATATATAAACTTGTCCATCCCAATACTCATACCACTCTTTAATTCTTTGTTTTGCTAATGTAATTTTGGCTTCAAGTGGCAACGATTGTTTTTGCTTTAAATATGATGAACGAAGTTGTTTTTCTTCTTTCTCTATTTTTTTACCCCTTATTTTTTCAAAAAACCAATGAGGCCGAAGTTTTACTCCAGCCTCAAATGTATTAAACTCGTTTATCTATTATCTACTATCGTACTCGCACCTTTAATTTCAACCCAACCATGCTTGATTCTGGCTTCCATTTCCATTTTCTTTAAGAGCTCGTCTGTAATAGATTCTGCAATAATTTTATTTGCCTTAGCTTCTGCTTCTGCTTTAACTTTTTTAGTTTCAGCTTCAATTTTCTGTTTTTCTAATTCCTGCTTAGCAGCTTCAATTTCCTGTGCTTTTTTACTTCTTTCATTGATAGCCTGCTTAATTGCCTTTTCCGGTTCAGCTCTTGGCAATGTCGCTGATTCAACAATTACACCATATGGCTTTAACTTTTCTTGTAAATGTTTTGTTAATTCAGTATTAACCTCGGACTTCTTATCCATATAAGCTTCAAGGACTGTATATTCTGAAGTAACTTCATTTACGTATGTACGAGCCTTACTCTTGATTCTTGAATTAACAATATCTTCACCAGAAAGACCTCTATACTTAGTTGCGATGGTTGGGATGTCTTCTGCATTGAAATGATATGACATTTCTAAATCAACATTTAAAACACCATCCTGGCATGTCGCATTAAACGCTTCATTTTCTTCAGAACCATCTCTTTCGTCTTTAGTCATTAATAATTGTTCTGTAGCTATTGAGTATTTAGTCACCTTTTTATGCGGCGCTATAAAATGCCAACCTTCACTTAATACTTCATCGGAAGTACCACCTCTGATTGAATATACAGATCCTACATGTCCTCGTGGAATCTTTTCAATAGATAAAATACCAATAATTAATGCTAATAGTAATAACGGAATAATGATATAAAATGCTTTCCCTTTTTTATTCACTATCGTCTTCTACCCTTTCCTCATCTAAATTCTCTATAAATGTGTCAACAAAATCCGTGGCTTTATTATAAATTTTATCGCCGCTAAAATAACAAATGCCAGCCGCTATAACAGCTAAAGCTATAATTGTTAATAAACCTAATACAATCATTTTTTACATCACTCCTTTACAAATCCCAATCTTCATCTCTTACTGCAAAAGCATCTCCTCTTTGAATAATATCTGGATAATTTTTAAGCGCTATTTGCATAGCATAATTGTCTATTTCATACGCATAGTATTTAATATTAGTGAACCCCATCTTATCTAAGCAATATCTTCCGGTTCCAATACCATCGTACATAGATAAAACAATAATCTCTTCATCTCGTGGAATATCTTTTAATACACCATCTAGAATATGTATAATGACTTCAGCAGTCCAACCATTGCCAAGTCCTTTATATCGCTGTGTATTACTTACTCCTGCAGTATAATTATCCGGCAATGTTTGTAATCGCTCGCATTCTATTGGTGATAATTTTCTTATGATGTAATAACCATCTTGAAGTTTAATAGGATATTTTTGCTCCTTAATTTCAATAGCTCCATCTTTTACACAATAAACATTTTCACCACGAATATTAGATACTTTTTCTGCACAAATATTATAAGGAACACCCTTATGTATATTAGCCGTTATACAACAAGCCTTATCTTTTTCATCAGGTTTTTGCAAATAAGTCCAACGATCACTATATTTGCCATTAGTTCCACGTACCATATAATCTAATTCTCGTTCGCTTAGATGTTTTATCGGAGTGGCATACAATCCTGTTTTGCCACCCTGTCCACCACCACCAGCATTAATTGTGACTGATTTTCCTTCAGGTGAATATATTCGATGGGCTTGAGCAGTACTGCCAATATCTCCTATACGAATTATCCCACCATCATGATCGGTAGCATTATCTCCAATAGTTTCAATACGATAGCCCTCTTCCATAAAAGGCTCATTACTTTCTAAAATATCTTTCAATAAGATGCCTCTATCTTCAGGTTGCTCTACTTCCCAATTAAATACATAAAATCGTTGTCTATTCTGAGCTGAAACTAATGATGAATTTATATTCATTAAATCAGTTCCAAGCTCAGTGCAAATTTGAGACTTTATAGCCTCTGATGCAGATTTATTATTTTCATATAAGAAATAATCTGGTTGAAATTTTTCTTTAGCTATTAAATAATTCTTAAATAACTCCCAACCTTGGCCTGCAGCTTCTATCTCTCGATTCTTTTTTTGAGCGATAGACCAATGAGTACAGGGTGATCCCCCTAATAACAGTTTTATTGTCAAATAAATTTAAAAGGAAATCCGGATTTATTGTGGCCACAACCTTATCTCCTTTCATTTTTATTTAAGATTTATATAAAATTTCAGATTGACAGACTATTAACTAAACTTTTTATACTTCTAAGCTTTTAACATTTTAATCATCTCAATCTTTCTCTTAACCAATACATAAATGTACTGTAAATCCATAATCCAGATTGATTCTTATCTGGCATAAACATAATTTCCAACTCATATCGATGATTGAAAGTATGTAACGTTGCTAAATAAGATTTAGCTGCATATTCAGATCTATAATTTCCTTTCACTATATCGTCGTATGTATTTCCTTCAATAAGTAAATATTTTTTCCCAGGAAATGTAGCCATTTCTTCTTCAAACCTGGTGCGACTCTTAGTGAAATTGCCAGCAAGCTCGTCCACTGAATTTTTTCGCTCAATAATAATTTCACCGTCAAAATAAAGATCTCGATCAATATTCAAATCTGGATTTTTAGGAATGTAAAAACTATAATCTCCATTGTTTAGCGCTTTGGATTTCCAAGTAATATTTTTTTTATCGAAGAAATCTGTAATATGATTATTTTTTTGTTCACGCGTATCTACTAAAACACCTATAGATTTCAATAGCACACCTTTTTCTTTGTCCGTATATTTATAATACTGAAGCAACTATTTCACCTCGCTCCATTGCTTTAATATGGTTTCATATTCATCAATCTGTTCAAATCCACCACCAGCTTTTTTCTTCCATTTCCTTTCTTTGCTTGCCTCTACTGTTTTAATAACTTGTCCAATTTCTAGCGGATGTCCTTCAAATGTAGCACTCTTAACCTTGACTCTCTCAATTTCACCTGAGTTAAGTCTGTATAATGTTACTAAGCGATTTCGGAATTTGCTATTCACATCCATAACATAAGCAAAATCAGGAGTAAGTTTAGGAACGGTAATTCCGATATATCCTAAGTGCTCATTTTCATATTTAATTCTGTCACATATTGAGGTTTTAATATTTTGACTGTTATCAAGCTGCCTAATCATTTCCATTGTATCTTCAATCTTATACAACTTCTCAGTTTCTGTATGCTCACACATCATGAGTGCGGCAATTTCTTCAGTTGTTAATTCCTCTTTTTTTAGCTGTTTTCGAGAAGAATACTTATTGAAAAGATCAGTTTGATAAAGCAATTGATTTGGATTTCCAAATTCAGAAAAGAAATTTAATTTAATAAGAATTTCAAGTTGTCTAGAATCGACTGATGTTTCAGTATTAATAACATTAAGCAAATCATAAAAGTCAACAAATTCACGATCTCTTAATTCATATAACTGACGTGATATTTTTTTATTAAGATATTTAATAGACTTCATGCCTTTATATACCGATTTGGTTTCTTTACTATAAGCATATTCCGGCAATGAATATCTAAATTTAATTGATTCAATTTTTATCCCTTGTTGCTTTGCATATTCTGTAATTTTAAGAGTTTTATCTTCTTTATCTTCAAATATGTTAAGCGCAGTAGTGATAAATTCATATGGATAATGATATCTAAGATATCCACAAATATAACCTATCCAACTATAAGGATCAGAGTGGTTAAGTGAGAAAAGATAATCGCTGGCATCTTCAATAACTTGTAGAAAATCAATAATAATTCGGTCAGCTTCTTCCTGATCAACACCATATTTATCTTTCATCGTTTTTATGAAGCCGGCTTTAATAAGAGGTATATCCTTTTCAGTTCCAGTCTTCTTAGCAAAATGACGACGAACAATATCAGCTTGACCCATTGTATAACCACAGAACATATGTAAAAATTGAATGATCTGTTCTTGGAAAACCATAAATCCTAAAGTCGAAGCCATCATTTCATTTAAAGCTTTATGACCGCAATCATTAAATTCACCTCTAGCCAGTTCTTCTCTATACGATGCTCCCGCCGGTCTAATTGCACCATTACCAATTGAAAGAAGATCCATATAAGAAAAGTCGCGATTTTGTGCTCTGATTTTCTTTACGACTTCATCTGATAACAGTTTTTTTAGATATGCTGCAGCAGATTCTGACTCCCATTGAAAAATACAAGTAGTATTATCACGAATACTTTTAAACACTTCTTCTTCTAATGGTGTGTTATTTGGCGTTAATCGTTCAATGCCAATCATCTCGCAAGTCTTATTGATAAGACCAATATTATCTAACCCTAAAATATCAAGTTTTACAAAATTTAAAGAATCAATCTCTTTCATATTAAGTTGTGATATAGGATATTTATTAGTAGATGTTGTAAATGTTCCAAACCAATCTTCAACTGAATATGGTGCTACAACTACGCCTGCCGGATGGTTTCCTACTGAAACAATTACATCCTGAACAATATCAACATATTTAAATACTTCAGGATATTCTATTCTTGCTTTATTTTCATCAACCTCAGCAACCCCAATAATCTCCTCGGCTATATGGATATATTCAGTTGGCTTCTCTTCTTTATACAGACCTCTACATATATCACGTATTGCACCTTTTAATTTAATCGTATTAAACGTGATAATATCGCAACAATATAACCCTCTTTTCTTATAAAGATAATTCTTAACCACTTCTCTATCTGGTGAATACCAATCGCTATCAACGTCTGCAAGAGAGATTCTTTCTTGGTTCATAAAACGTTGGAAGTTTAAATTGTGTTTAATACTATCAACTTCTGTTATACCAAACAGATATGCAATAATACTGCCCGAAACAGATCCTCTTGAATAACCTGGATAAATCCCCTTTTTTCGCATTGCTGCTTTGTAATCTTCCTCAAGAAGCATAAAGTCAATTGCTCCATTATGTTTATAGGTTGCAATTTCTTCTTTGATACGCTCTAAGTATTCTTGTTTATTTGGAAGTTTATCAATGCCTCGCCATTTAATACCCTCGACTATTTTTTTATGAAAAACTCTTTCAGAGTCATCATATAGCTTAGGATATTTAGTGCTGGTATCAATTGTGAATTCTTCAACCATTGAAGCCATTACATTAGTATTTTCTATTGCTTGTAAATAAACTTCAGGCTCAAGAGATTCTTGTTTGCAAAACGCATCAACTAATTCATCATAAGTTTTAAAGGAAAGATCCCATGCATCTTCATTTGCGAAATGAACATTCTTTCCTCTTTGCAATACTTTTCTAGCTTCTAAATGCTCATCATTGAGTGCATGTGTATCTGTGCCTGCAATTAAAGGGATTTCAAATTGTTTGCTAAGTTCATACAATTCTTGATTGTATTTAATTTGTTCAGGCTCCATATGATGTTGAATTTCTAAGAAGCATCTATGTTTATTTTCAATCAGGAATTTAAGAAATTTATTTTTAATTCCAGTATGTCCATTATGTAATATTCCGCCCAAACAAGCTGTTGTTATAATAATATTGTCACTTGTATTAACCAGCTCATCTATCGTAATTCTTGGATTATAATAGAAATGTCCATCTTCTCGATTAAATGATTTACTTGAAAGCATATTAATCTCTTTAAAGCCTTCATAGTTTTTTGCTATTAAAACACAATGGTAATTATCTCTAACTTTTTCTGTTATTGAATTAGTAACATAAGCTTCTATTGCATGAATATATTTCATACCAGCCTTTTCAATATCTTGCTTCTTATGCCACCATTCGAATACCGATCCATGTTCACTAAATGCAAGCGCGGTCATACCGCATTCTTTAGCTTTTGCAATATATTGTTTATACTTAGTTACACTATCAATATTAGTTACGCCAGAAGATAAATCTGAATGAAGATGAAATATTGTATAATTCAACATTACAGAAAATCCTCCAAAGATCTTTGCTCTGCGAGTTTATCTTCATTAAATTTCAACAAATGTTTACATGTTTTCCTATGATTGCATAAAAAATTACAGAAGAATGTATCTTCTTTTTTACCAAAACGTGTTTCTTTGTAAAAGTTTCTTGGTATCCATTTTCTATCCTGATCATCAATACTTTCAAATAATGAAATCATGTCATCGATATATTGCCTACATTCCTCGCGCACTTCATCAGTTAATTCATATTTTAGAATACAAGGCTTCATTACATAGCCTGACTTAATTTCATCTGGTAAAACATCTAATGAATTTATTTGATGTGCTTGCATCATATACATTTCGATGTCAATTTCATCATAACCTGCATCAATCAAATCATCTCTTATGTATTTTTCTAATTCACTTACAATTTTTCTACGATTAACCGTTTTAGTAATCTCAGTTTTTTCTTTTGAATTAGATCTTTTTTTACCCATAAAGGTAATATTCACATATTTTAAAAATATCCAAGCTAACTCATTAATCTCTATTCCCAATTGCTCCTTTGCCAGAGCATAAATTACGAGCTGTCTACCATGATGGATTAAATCTTCACCTGTATACATCGATGATGTTTTCCAGTCTAAAATCGATTGGACTGTTCCATCTTCACTATCATATCTAACTAAATCCGCATAGCCTTGTATGTAATGATCGTCATCGATTTTATATAATATAAATTCTTCTGTTTTGAAATGCCCTTCAGGTTTTTCAAAATGTTCTACGAAGTGTGTCATATCTGCAATCCAATTCTGACGTATACTATCTCCGCCTTTAAAATCTTTAGGAAAATGCAAATCTAAAAGATCAAGCTGCTCCAAGTCTTTATTTAATGCTCGCTTTAAATCTTCTTTACTAGCCATATCGTTCATAATTTCTTCTAATTTATCATGAACACAAGTACCTAAAATTCCATATACACTATCAGCACCTTTTTCTTTTTGTATATATGTCAGATATGCTTCATATGGGCAATTTTCTATCGTTGAAAGTTTTGAGAATGAATAGACTTTCTTTTTTGCATCATACAATGCTTTTAATTCTGATGGTGTCTCTCTCTGTCCTATCTTCTCACCTCCCTTAACTCAACCATTTAACTTTATTTGTCATAAGCTCTCTTAAAGCTTTAACCCCTAAATCTGTAGGAGATGCTTTGCTTCCTTTTGGTAATATTTCATTATTTTCATCATAAATATATCCGACTCTATTTTTAAACAAAGGATTATGTATTTTTAATTTCTTTGCTGACTCAATAATCATGTCTTCTTTCAGACCTTCATCAAAGCCTACAATTAAATTTTCAACCATTAATGCCTTTGCATATCGAGCCTGTGTATCTGAAATAGAATTTTTACATGTAGCAAGACCAAAATTATATCCCATAGAATCCATTTGCATTACCGATTTTTCAGATTCTAATATTAGACATGTTCGTTTTTGCTGTATAGCTGCATAATTCATATGATAACCATACAGAGTCAAACTTCTTGGGCAAGGAATTATAGGAAGCCAGCGTAATTCATCTGGGCAATTTCGGCTATTTAATCTTCCCATAATTCCAACAAGCTCGCCATTCATATTCCATTGAGGAATTGTTATTCGCAAACTTTCTAAGTCATAACCTATTTGAAATTTCTTCTGAGTATTATAGTTGATGCCATCTCTTAAAAACATTAAGTTATACTTGCCACTATAAGGGTCTAATATTGACTCATCATAAGTTATAATACTTAATTCTGGCTCACTATTTTCTTTTAAAATATCTTTATAATATCCACCAAATGGTAATTTTATGGAAGTAGTAAATTGAGACTTCTCCAATTTTAAGGCCTGAGCAACCCATGAAAGCGCCTGTGGAAAGCTTAAATTCAACTTTTCCATGATTAAAGAGTAAATTGACCCTTTCTGGCCCGTAGAGAAGCAATTATAATACAGTGTATTTGTATCTATTTTAACTGACGATGGATTTCTACCTTCTTCTCTAGCACATCGAACTTCATGCCTCATTTTATTGTAAGTAATCTCAGTAAGTTCTAAACTCTCCAATAAGGAGATGATAGCGTCCACGTTACCTGCTAAATGTTCATTTAATTTTATTACGTTTATCGCTATCCCTCCTTCCCTTATCTACCAAAGCCGTCAAAAGTAATTTCTGTAAAACCGATTTCATACATTGTATTAAATGACATATTTCGTTCATATACAATTTGTGGTCCAATATCTCCAAATCTATTTTTAGGTGTAAATAAAATAATATAATCTTTATCAGGATCTAATTTCTTTTCTACACGTTCGTTTAAATATTTACCATTTTCATCTTTTTTTCTTTCATATACAAAAAGTTTTCCTTCTTTTTCTTCTCGTGTCATACTTCTGAACATTACTACTTGAGTAGCTGTTTCAGCAATCGCTCTTGACTTTCCAACACAAGATAAATCAAGAAATCTTCTTGACATTGATTCAGATGATAACTGAGCTGTCGCCACTATAGCGACATCTTCACGCTTAGCAAGCATAAAAAGCTCTTTGGCAACTTCACTGAATTCCGCCCATGCCCTGTCACTTGATTCTACGGCTGGCTTTAAAGTATCAAATATGAATAATCCATAATTTAACTTACTATATTTTTTAACGATTTTTTTAACCGTTCCTATTGAATAATCTGCGGTTTCTATGTAATTAATCTTACCTTTACATTGTTTTAACCACTCTATTCCCTCATACATAGCTTGTCTATCTTCTTCGGTGAAATCACCATTAATAAATTTCTGACGATTCATTTTTCTATATTTAATTTTATTAAATACTACTGAAGCCAAAATCATTTGTCTAAATTCAGACGCATCTTGCTCATTTGCAATTATGCAAACATTTTCACCTGATTCAATAGCCGGTAATATGTAAAATAAAATTGATGAAGTAGTTTTACCATTACCTATATGGGCTAGATGTAATAAAAGATTTTTCTTATGAACTCCGGCTAAACGGTAATTTAACATACCATAGCCAATACGAAATCCTTTCATAACACCTTTATCCCATTCGTCAATATAATGATCATAACCTTCTGAAAGGCTTTCAGCTTTTAATTTTTCTACTTTACCAACACATGTATTGTTCAGCTTGAAATCGTAGTAATTATAAACATCTTCAGATGTCATCTGCTTAAATTTTTCTATATCTTTTAATACACTGAATCCGTCAAGATGTAGATTTATAAGCATATTGTTCTTGATTAATTCATCATGATAAGACTCAAGATTATCTGGTTTAATCAATGATACAATTTCATTTATAGTTGCATGTCCGCCACGTTTTTCATATCCTTTTCTTAATACATCTTTATCTGAAAGGAATGTATGTAATGTAGCATTATCAAAGGTTTCATAGCCTAACTTCTTGAGTTGAAGCATAATGCCATAATAAAACATTCCATCTTCAGTTATAATATCTTTACCATTTTCGACATTTTTATATTCTTCTATGGCAGATGGTTCTTGCCATAAAGAAAAAATATAATTACATTCAAGCTGCTCTCTGTTACCAATTATTTCATGAGGAATACTTTTTAAATCTATCATAATAATTCTTCCTCACTTAAGAATTTTGAAATATCGGTATTCTTTTGATTTTGAGAAATGTTAGTTTCTGAATTTAACGCTTTAACAGTTAATGTTTCTTGCAATGTATCTTTTGAGATCTTTTCTCTTGTATATTGCTGTATCTTTTTCTTTGCATCAAATTCCTTTTTCACTTCATATGCATGTGATTTTATTATGGCAAAAATATATTTACATTTAGCATTAGAGTCCTTAAATTCTTTATTGCTTATAGCATATATAATATTTTCATAATATCTTTTTACAGTTTCTAAGATCACAGAATATGAATACCCTTGTAGTTTTTTTAAGTTATATGGCGTAAGTGAGCTATATTCTAAAGAAGGATCATATCCGAGAAAATCTTCATCAATAATTGCTTTAACCTTATTGTATGCATCTACCTCGGCCCGATACTCTTTATAAATCTCTTCTGATTTAAAATACCCTTCAGTTTCACTACGGTAAAACTCATCCATATATCCTTGTTCGCCTGTTGCCTTACATTTTGTTAGCCTATGTGGTATTTTTCTTGCCATACGCCCCTTTCTATAGAAGGGAGGATTTCTCCTACCCTTCTATTAACTTAATAATGTCAATTAAAACTTCGATTGGCATGTTTTCATCTTTAATATTCTTACATCCGGTTGATAAAACTTTTGCCTTAAAAGCATCTTTTATTTTTTCATCCGCAGTTAAAAGCTTTGATGTTATTGTTTCTATATAGCTTTCACGTTTTGATTCAAGTTCTTCCATAGCTTTTGCTTCAGCTTCTTTTCTCTTAGCAATTTCTGCTTTCTTTAATGCAGCTTCAGCTTCACTCTTTTTCATGTCATCAAGAGACTGTCCTGGATTTTTTATTGAAGCCTTAACTGCTGATTCAAAAGCATCCATAAAAGCTTTTGGTGATAATTCAATCTTTTCTGGTAAACCACCAGTAAATCTACTGCCCGCATCTACTTCAGAAGTACCACGCAGATATACAGATCTTCTTTCATCAATTACCTTGCCATTAACGATATCTCTTTCAATAAGACCAACCATTACCATTTGAGCTGCATCTGCAATTTTAGTGTAGATGTTACCCTGTAAATTGTTAGTAATTTGTTCATATTTTTCACCAGATTTAAGATCGGTTTTTTCCTTATTCTTTACATGGCATAGATAAAATACTGCAAGACCGGCATCTCTTAAGCGTTCTTCCTGTTCCCTAATAAGTTTAACAAGTCTCTCAACGCCTCTTGTAAATCCTCCAAAAGCATCGTTTAGAGATTTACATATAACACCTTTTTCAATACGATGCTGTCTAAGAACTTCTTCCGTACCTACATCGACCATAGTGTCTAAAGTATCAAAACAGATACCTTTTAAGCCATACTCACTATTATTTTCAATAATATCATCTACAATCTGAACAAATCCTCTTAAATCAGTTTCTTCATCATATGGCGCGTTCCATTTTTTAGCAACTTCAACCTGAATACCATCTAAAGAATGATACCCTTCTTCATTACCAAACGAAACAAGCAGACCTTTATCATCGCTACCCCATACTTCTCTTACCAGATCGTACCAAAACGTTGTCTTACCAAACTTTCTTTCTGCAAGGAAAATATACGGCGGATAACTACATAAATCCGCCTTGACCTTATTAATTTTAAATCCCAATTATTATCTAATCCCTTTCTATTATTAACCAAGTAAATCTTCTAATGCTGAATCAATATCACTTACTGAAGAACTTTCTACAGCTGCTTCAATATCCTTCATTGTTTCTTTTGCAACCGGCTGACTTGCTAATTCGTTTTCAACATCGGCTAATGAATAACCAGAATCAATTGGTCCATTTGCAAAATCTCCAAATAACTCATGTCTAATCAGTCTAATTTCATAAATATTTTCGCCAAATGCCTGTCTATTAAAATCATCAATAGTAGCCTGTCCATATGCAATCTGCTCTTTCTGAGCGTCAGTCAGCATACTTTCATCAAATTCTACAGTTTCAGCTCCACGAATAATCTTGCATCCCCAAGGAATATGAATCATTTCACTATTTTTTACATTAACCTTAGATGCCATCATTTTCGCAAAGGCAATATTCTTTTCTTCGCCAGTTGCAATAGCTTTACTTACATCAAGAACAACTTTCTGAGGAAAGAATTTTTCTCCAAGATCTCTATTGATATACTGCTTCGTATATGCATTAAGAATGATTCTATGTGTTTTATCAAAATCTGTTGCATCAACACAATCCTTGTTATAGAAAAGATCCATCTTAACTTCTAATGAATTTTTTACAGCAGTGCTTGCTCTTACAGTATCAACTTCATAATGATCATAATATTGTCCCTTATAAGGAGTCTTAGTAAATCTTCCGCTACATTCTACCTTACCTTCATATTCCGGAAGAACCTTAGCAAGATACTTTACGAAATCATACTGCGCTAAAAATTCTTTTTCTTCACCATCTAAATCAACTATGTACTTTCTGTATCTTGGCGCTTCTGCAACAACATCTTCATCAAATCTATTAGCCCAAGGAATTTCATCTGAACCAATCTTGATTGTGTCATAAACACTGCCAAAACATTCTACAAAGCAAGAATTAAACTTACTTTCTTTTACGCCAAAGTTGATACTGGCCATATCAATGTTTTTATTCTTTCCTCCTTTCATTTCCTTAAAAAATCTTTCTGCATTTTTAGGGATAATTAAATCCCCTGTGAATGTAAATCTACTTGTGTACGCCAATAAATTTCTCCTTTCATAATTAAATTTAAACAATAAAATATCTATATGAACACTAAAAATGTGATCACAAAATTATCAACTTTATTAAACTCATTAATATAAAATGAAAATATAACGAAATGTTATTTAGAATTAGCGATTGCCCATACAGCACATCGCTCTTTTTTAGACATATACCAAGCACATTCTGAAGTACAGTACTTGTCAAGTATTGGACATAGACGTTTAACGTCATTTATTTGAGGTTTTACTGCTTTATTTTGCACTCTTTCCAACCTCTTTTACTTTTCTTTTTAATTCTTCAAAAGAGATTGGAGTATAATTTGTTCTTTCTACACTTACGCAGCAACTTCTAATACTTACATCTTTATAAGTTGGATCATTATGAACATGGCCATAAATATTGAAATACGGGCCCATACCAGGCATAAATTTAGGAGCATGACTTAAAATATAAAAATCATTCCAAAGAATTGGATATTTAATTATATCTTGAAAACCAGCTTCTAAATAAATTGATTTACTAACCCTATCATGGTTTCCTAAAATAAGAATCTTGTTACCTTTTAAGGCTCGTCCCCATTTAATAATTTCGTCACGATTTCCTAATGCAAAATCTCCACAAACAAAAACTTTATCATCTTTATTCACTACACTATTCCAGTTATCAATTAAAGCTTCATTCATTTCTTTTACATTTACAAAAGGCCGATCACAATATTCAATAATTCGTTCATGACCAAAGTGCTGATCAGCTGTAAAATAAACCATTTCTACTCCTTTATATAATCTCTCTGTTTTATTATTTGATATAACTCATCTGTAATAGCTATATCATCTTCGTTTAATTCCATATCTTTTATGTATTGATCACATGCAGAAAAACAATCATACATGTCACCCACTTTAATGCCACCATATTCGTCTTCAGCGAATAAAATAATATGTGACTGGCAAGGTGTTGCTCCAACTTTAAGCATCGATCCTATTGGAAGGGCAGATCTAGGGAACACCCATGAATAAATAGATGGGTGTTCCTTTTTTAATTGTTCTGCAATCTTCCCATTAGATAAGTATATAATTATTGGAGCATCTGATTTCATGATATCTCCACTAATTATCTTCATTAGTCTATTTCTTCTTTGCTAAATTCTAATATAATTTCTTCATTTGGAAATTCATAAATTTTTTGTAAATTATTAAATCCAAATTCATCATCTTCGTATGGAACCATTATCTCTAAATTTTTAGTTTCATCTTGACAATAAATATCTATGTAAGTTATATCTTTACGCTCCATAAGACATTCAAATACTTTAGATTTAAATTTAAAATCCTTATTAAATATAACCACTATAGAGTCATAACTTTCCTCAAAATTTGAGGAGTATAAATCTAAATTCTTAATATATTTAGCATCTACATAAAATGTTTCAAAATTTTCACATGTAAATTTTATACCTTGAAAATAAGTTTCCGGTATTTTTTCTTGTAACGAAGTATTTAAATTCATTGATCTTCCTATCTATATTCTAAAACAATAACCATTGAATTATATATGGATATAACCCTATGCTTCTCCATATAAGATTAAGCTTTTTATATCTAACTAAATAATTAATATCCAGAAAAGTAAATCAATAACAATACACATTATCTTACTTGTTTAATAATATATAACATAGTAACTTAATCATTAATAAACAATATCATCTCCTAGCTTATTCTTCATTTTTTTTAGTTGATATAGGGATAAGATTAGTTAAATATCAATTTCAAACGTCTCGGTCTGATTTACATAATCAATTCCCATCTGAAGTTTGATAATTCTTTGTACAATATCATCATAATCACTTTTAGGTAGTGAAACATCATAATTAGCACAAACATATTCTACTAAATTACTTGAATCACCATATCTATTTTGATGTCTTGATTGAGGCAATCGTTTTCTCATATTATCAAGGCGGTCTTTCTCCTTATTTAATTGCGCCATTTGTATTAGTGCCATATCTACAGTTATATCTGTATCAGGAAGTTTTGTAGTGCAATTAAAAAAGTTGATTGCATGTTTGATTTTATAAATTTTTTCATCAATTTCCTGGATCTGTATTCTTGTTTTAACATAGTCATAATCTGGTTTCTCTTCTACATATCCAGCAACTTTGATATATGTTGATGCTTCATTTTCACATTTTAATATGTAATCTTTATCATCTTGTAATTTACGAACCATCTTATTAGCTGCTGCGGATGTGACTATTTCTTTTGCCATTGTAGTTTCTCCTTCCCATTAATGATCTTACAACTTTCTTTGCGTCTTTATCTCCGCTTGCAGCTTTGGCCCTCATAATATCACCAATACTAGCTGTGGAAATTTCATACGGTAATTGTGACTTTTTAATCTTTGTTTCTACTACATTCATTGTTTATATCACCCCTTTTATATTAATTTAACTATATTTTTGAAATCAAAAAGCTCCTTAACGGAGCTTTTATAACGCTTTATACATTTTACGCAATTTATTTATTCTCATTGGTTCAATTATCATACTGTTATAACAATTAAAATACAATTCTTTCCAAGCAGTTGGAGTAAGTTTTTCATATGGGTAATGTAATTTAAAATCATATATTCTACCCATAAGATAAACATCATTAGTATTGAAAGCTAATTCTTTTTTCATCTTAGTTGAAATCTTTTTAAGTATTTTAACTTTCATATAATGATCATTATAATCAAATCCATCATCTATATATCTATCACTCATTTTATTGCAAATTTGCTGCTTTTTTTTGTTACCTATATACGTTCTTTGAGTATATATTTTTGATAAAAGATCAATAAATTCTTTATGAATAGATATAATTTTATCTTCATTCATTATAGCCATATAAGATTTTGTTAATTTTATATTATCTAATTTGATCTGAAAAATCTCTTCTTGTGAAAAACCTTGAAATAGCAACATTAAGTATGCGGCTGATAATTCGTCAGTTGTAACTCCCATATCATTTTTCTGATTTAAATATTTATCTATCTGCATTTTCAAATCAGCAGGAGATGAAAATAAATATGTTTTACTATATCTTTCAAAAGTTTCTGCTATTAATTTTCTATCATTTTCAAAATATCTTACATCTTCATTGATTAGATTTTCTACCAATGCCCATCTCTTATATGTGTTTACTCTACCCATTTTAGTCTTAAGAGAGTTTATACATGACACTGTAGTATTTTCCATTATATATTTAGCAATGATATCTAATGGCAAATTATATATATCCTCATCATGTTCTATTTCTAGGCTTTCCACTTGAGAAAATAGTGTGTGATAATTCTGTATTGCTGATTCTGATGATAAATTTTCTATAAATTGCTTTTTTACCACTTCATTATACATGTTTTCACCGCTTTCTTTACACATTACTAATCATATTAAATTTTATATGTACAAAAAGCAGTTGTCAAACAATTTATGAAACGGCTATTTTTTCGTGTATATCAGTTAAGCATTCTATACTTATAAACTGAATCATCGGTGAATTAATTATAGATGCTATTGAAATCTTTTCCATATATGCATGAGGCATAATTCCAATAAATCCTAAAATATCTGATTTAGATACTGGTCTAGCGCCTTCGCATTGAGCGATACTATCTTTTGATAAACCCGCTACGTTTGCAGGAATTTCTACATGTGTAGGTAATTTAGCCTTTTTCTTTCTACTAGTTAATGGAACCACCTGAATTGTAGGGCTAAATCTATTCCCTTTATTATTTTGAATAATAACAGCCGGTCTTACACCATTTTGAATATGATCGCCATCACTGTACAAACGAACCCATATTACATCTCCAATCTTCAAATAATCTTTTTTCATCTTACAATCCCCTTTAATTATTAATTTAAAATTGATAATATCTTCCCTTTATTGATACTATTATAACATACAAAAGCTTAAAAAAAGAGGAAAAGTCTAAATTTTTTTATTTTTTTTTACAAACAAATATCTTATTTTTTGTGCCAGTAAACAAAGTTAGCTTATCTCTAGAATATTTTAATGGAGTTATATTATAATCTAAAGATGGATTTATCATACAAACTGCACTTCCAGGATCATCTTTATTGCTTAATATAATAAAATTCGTAATTGGATCAATTTCAATCTTATCATAATTATAATTAACAAAAAACAGTAATTCCCCTTTTTCATTACGTTTTTCTTCGCAATATGTTAGCATACTATATTTACTCAAATCATTAAGCAATTTACTTTTCATAACATCCTCCAAAGTATGCATTGTTTTAACATATCCTTAATACGCTTGAACATAAGGGGTCTTGATAAAATTATAGTACGAACATTTGTTCTTGTCAATTGGTAATATATTCCTCTTATGATAACGCTTTTGCTATGTACTCTTTTTGCCACATTTCTAATTCACTATAAGATTTAAAATCGGGAATAGATGGATTGCTTATTCCAAAATCTTTTAATATTAATAATGCAACTTCTATATCTTCTTCTGTTGGTAAAGAAGACCTTGTTGCTTCTTTGATAAAGAAGTCTGATTCTTTATCAAACTTATTTAATCTTCTATAAGCTGTATTCTTATTTGCTTTATTTATTTTTTTACAAGTATCACTACAATAAAACTCATTGCCATATTTTAATATATAGTTTCTACCACATATGGAACATTGTCTTACACACTCCCTCATAATCTAATCCCCCTTATCATACTTCTTTAACATTTCATTTGTTAAATTCACATGATGATTTCCATTATTTAAATATGAAAGCTTAATATACTCTGTAGTAATTTCATATATTTGTTTTTTAGTTAATTCTTCATAATGATTTTTTAAGTAAGGCAGAAGCGACTCCCGCCTTACTTGTTTAGGATCTACTTTGAACATTGTACTATTTTAACTTTGCCGCAGCCTCATAATACTTATCGGCAACTTCTCGTTCTCCTCTCATTGCCCAATATTCTGCATTATCAAGATACTCCTGTTTTTGCCTCTTCTTTTCTGGTATTTGTATCACCGCACAATATATTGCTATTCCTATAAGTACTATCCCGGTAATCAAATCTGTCATACTATCCACCAATTCCTTTCTGTTGTTTTGTATTCATCTTTTATATACTTTCCCAAATCAAAGCCTCTACAATTACTTGGAACCTCATATTTATATTTAGTTTCAGATTCCATTAGATATTTTGCAATAGCGGCTTCAGCCACTTGTCTAGCACAGAAATCATTCATTTTAGGATAATCAGCTTTTATAGCATCCATTACTAACCTTGGATTATATGCTGCATAAAGTTTTCCTCTGTTGTAGTCATATCGACTTTGAACCGTATATGAATACCCATTCTCCTGACTCTCTCTCGCCTGCTTATCCCAATCACTTTGCTGCTTGAATGCCATGCCAGTGCTTGTCCCAATTGCAGCAAGCCCTGTTAAAAATAAGATTGGTGCTAACAAATTAATCCTCTCCTTTCGCAGCCTCCAAATAATCTACTGCTTCTTCAATTGCCACTTTACTACTTTCCAAATCGTCAATAGCTTCTTCGGCAGCATCATATTTTTCAGAGCTCTGAAGATTTTCTGGCATATTATCCAGATATTCTTGTTCATCATCTTGAATTGTTCCAATTCGAGATACTAAATCATTTAAAACATTAATAACTTCATGAATCTCTAATCTTCTTTTTTTGTTCAATAAACATCACGCTCCTTTATTTTATATGTTTACTATAACCTTAAGATAGTAGCACCCAGATACTAATCGAAGGAGGTAATAAAAAATCAGCATCTAAATGCTACTTTCTTAATCTTACAGTTGTGTATATTTTATTTTAACTTTTACTTGGTTCCGGCAATGGTTGCCAAGCAACCACCTTATTTTCTCTAGTGCAATTTCTATCTAATGTATTTGTTACAAATCTTCCACCATTACAATCTAACATTGTAGCAAGTACATTTGACATCGGTTTCCCATCTATATACGGTTCCTGCTGACTTACTGGAATCCAACCATCAGCATTTTCAAACGCTTCATTCCAACATTTAATACATAAATAATTACATCGATTTTCATTTAACCCTAAATGATGTGGACACATTTTATTCGCCACTAATGTGGCACTGAGTAAATGCACCATATCTTTTGTGGGAGGATTTAAAACTATTCTCATAATGTATTCCCCTCCTTATATAACTCAGGAAATTTCGGTATTTCTATCCAAGTTATAACTTCGCCGTCTTCCGTATAAGTTAATATACTTCTAGTATTGTTGGGTAATTCATTGCCACATAATTTCCACTTCGGTTTCATATTATCTCCAACCTTTCTGTTTCATCTTCTTAATACACAGTTTTGCTTCATATGGTGTTATCCCTACCATGTAGCTAAAACCATCCTTTGTACATCCTTGCTGATATGATTGAATAATATGATTTCCATTTGCCTTATGACATAATGAAATTACATGAATATATCCATGTTTATTTATTTCTTTTTCATATTCAACTATGTATTTGTTATCTTCGGTTTTTATAAAACCTAAGTCTTTAAATTTTTCATCTATCGTTTTAAACAATTTCATTGTTATGCTCCTTTTAACTCCTCTAACCTTGCCTCTGCTTCTTCTTTGGTTAGGAACCAAACATAACTACCAAAAGCATGTAAATGTTGTAAAATCCAATCTATAGAAGGTATAGTAAATTCAAATATTGTTCTTTCGAGATCACATTCATCTTCACAACCACAACAACTGTATGAATCAGGATGATCTTCTCCATTGTGGCATGGTTTATACCACAGTTTATACACCGTATCTCCCACCTTGCACGGCAGTTCTATCAACCTGCCTTGTTCTTCAAGGTCTTCGTAGTGGGCGAGTTTATCAGCAATATTAAACCATAAAGTATGTGGATGAAATATATATTCTCCATCAACTACAATATCTCCATTTGACTTTCTTTCTGTTAATCTACTCATTCCGCCACCTCACTAATACCAGTCATCTCGACTTATGCTGTTCTGTGAAATCAAAGTTCTTCTGATTGCCTTTTGCTGTTTCTCACTTAATGTTTCAAAGTCAAGGTAAAAATCATCACACCCATTTTTCGGATGACAACTTTCACAATCCCAACTGTTTCTATATTTGCAATATTTGCATATACTCATTCCGCACCGCCTTTCAAAGCATCAGCTATCGTAAACAATATGCATTGTTCTTTTTCTCTGTCCCACCATGCACACGAAACGGATTTACATATTGGAATAGGTCGACCATATTGAAAAGGGCAAAGATTAGTTTTATCAAATTTCATGCTTCACCGCCTTTCACGATCTCGATAGCATCATTTATCTGAACAAAGCTACTTACTCTTTTTACACCAGAGTTCATCATGACCTCTCCTGATTTTGCCGCATCCACCAACCGCTTCTCGATCTCGTTCATCGGCTTTCGTGTGTTCCATGCTTCGATGGCTTTTAATTTTGCATCTTCCATAGTTGCTGAACTAAATTCAAGCGTTCTTACACCGCACGTTTTACATCTTACATAGGCTTCGTGTTTAAAGAATGCAATTTTATGTAGTGCCGCTTCCCCACCGCAGAACGGACACGGCTTTAACCTATTACTCATGCTACGCGCCTCCTTTTACAATCCTGATGGCATCATACAAAGACAAACTACAGTATGATGAATATTCGCCCTTGTCCATAGCAAACTGTGTTTCCGTTATACCTAATGTTTTTATTGACTCTTGTGTTAACCGCTCCACAACACCGTCCACATCATAGCTTGTTGGCTCATCTTTTATGTTTTGAATAAGCACATCTATAGGTATTACTAAACCCTTTTCTTCTAAGCCATCATATAATGACAACAAAGATTTTCTGCTAATTAAATCGTTATTCATTTTGTACCTTTTAACCTTTTTAAAACATCATTAAAAATATTAATATAACCCTCAATGCACCCATCTTGATATTCAAATTCAATATCATTTTCCTCAAGCATTGATACAATTTGTTCTGTAATTATTGCACTTTCTTCTTCAGTTTGATTACGACCAATTGGGTTATATGGTTTAACACGATTTAAAACATAATTAAAATTTTCATATGAATTGAAAACATTTAATATCGTTTGATTAAAAATATCTCCAAGAATTGGACTACTATTATAAATAGAACTTAATAAAAGTGGTGAATCAGTGATAATTACATCTACTTGATCTGCACAGCGACTCATTTTATAATATTGCTTGCCAAATATATAAGCTTGATTGTTTAAGGCAGTGAAATTAGATTCCCATGTTTTATCTTTAGCAAATTCTGTAACAAGCTCAGCATTTATCCCATGCATTTTAAGCATTGAAAATATGTAAGCTGCACCGGTAGATTTGCCAGTTCCTGGACCACCAAAAAGATTTACTACTATCACTTTGTTCATTAATAATCACCTCTCACAATATCGATAGCTAGCTTTAATGCATTATTCCATACAACATCTGCAGGAAGACCATCATTACTTTTGCATTTTTCTAACCGTTCTGTAACTTTGTCTATGTATTCATTTATTTCATCGGCACAAGCATTCCAGCCTTTTGCATATAATTCTTTATCAATAGATTGACGACTTTTATATTCGATTTTTTTAATTAATGACATAAATTGCCTCCAATATTTCATACTTTAAAAGTGCAATTGCCATTGTTATGATAACATCACACACTTTGTCAATTATTATTGTTATTAACGTCATAAATTTCTCCAATAAAAAAAGCCTATCGGCTCCATCAAAGTATTATTTTATTTAATCCCAAAGGTCAAAAAACCTTTCATTTAACATGACGAATGCCGCATCTTTGGCTTTTTCTTGATATACATTAAACATTTTTGAATGTTCTATATAACTATCCCAAGCTGCTACAGTTCTTTCATCGTCTATGCCATATTCTTCTCTTAAATTTATCCAATTCTCACGAAGTTTATCATTTTCTTCATCAGAATCTAATGTAATATATCCAAATAATTTAGCTGTACTTTCAAGATAATCATGCCATTCTTTTACTGCAGCTTCTTCATCATCAGGATGTTGTTGTTGAAAATATATAGGATAACCTTGACCATTATTTTTTAAGAAAATTAATAAATTAGATATATGTTCAGATAGATAATAATGTAGATTCCATACATCAAGTGGTGTAAAACCATATTTGCCACGTCGGTACAAAGCTTTACCCATATGAACAAATCGCTTTATATGACCTGGAATGTTCCACCATTTAACTCGTTTATATCTGCTTAAATCAAAAACAGAATTATTTAATTTTATATCCTTATACACATCTACCCCTCCAAGAAATCTAAAAGAACACTTTCATCAATTTGTACATCGTCAATCAAGGCATATGTAATTATTCGATAGCTGTTAGTCGGATGGCTATTTTTAAGGATCACCATCCTTTCTCTTGCCTTGTCAATGCTTTTATAAGCACCATTCTTTGCAGAGAAAATTATATTTCCAGTATCTTCATTTAATATTGCATATAACTCTTTACAATTATTTATATTTCGCAATACATGTCCCATAATTAAACCTCCATTTGCAGAATACGTTTAGCGGTTTTAATGTGCTTTTCCTCCAAACCTTTTCTTTCAGATGTTTGAAGTAAATGTGATGAACATGGGCGAATCCATTTTCCATCTATATCATCTATAACTACATATCCATCAACTTCCTCATGATCATCAAGATACGCTTTAATTTCATCTCCTCGACGCCTCATAAATCTATCAAATATTGGAGTCTTTCCATATAACTCAATACCGAATTCTCCTAATTTATTACGAAGCTCAATAAAATCTTTAGCAAATTCAGTTTTCTTCATACCAACATCAAGATGTTTCCAACCCATTCGCCAAGTTGAAGAAAGAACCACTTTTGCATCGGTTTGGTCAATAAGTTGTTTGAGAATTTTTATATTTTTTTCTTCAACAAATATTGATCCAGTAGATGTCAATTCTTTTGTATAATAAGTATTAAGAACGCCATCGATATCAAGAAAAATTATCTTCATAATTTAATCCTTTAATAAACTCTACTAATTTTTTATCAAAATTATCCTTATCAATAGTTGCAAGATTATCATTGTCAATATCTGATTCAGGTAATCCCCATGCCATGTCTGTAAAAAATATATTCCAATCATCACTATTTACAGACGTTAACATATACCATAAATGAACTCCTGGGCGTAACGTATAAGTTTCTGCCGTTTCACTAGGCTTATACATATCATCCATTAAACAACGATAAAAAGTTAATTCAAATTCCGAAAGAGTCAAAGCATATCGTTTGTAGTAACCTTTATAATTTTCTTCAACTAATACTGCTTTCATATAACCACCTTTTTACCGCACGAATCTATATCAAACCAACAAGCATCACAATTATAATTACATTCAAAATCAACACATTCATCTTCAATAAATATCATTTCCTGTTCAGCTCGTTTGCCAAGCCAATTATCCATGGCATCGCCTAACTCATTTGTAATATCAATATAATCAAAATCTATATTATCCATATCACACCTTTTTATCTAGGTATTGATTCACACACAATAGGTTCACATACCATTGCGCATAATTCACAGGCAGCTTTTACCGCCTCTCTTGCTGATGCTCCCATATGTAATGCTCCACTTGCATAATCTTCTCCTGCACCAATTGCATAATAATCTTCAATTGGGAAAACTAACATACCCTCTATTGCAAAAGCTTTACCTTTATATGCGATTATATATGGATTCTTAAAACTGTTGTCACCGGTTAAATCATTCTTCCATCTTCTAAATTCAAGAATATAATCTAACACGTTTTTTTCATCCATTTCTTCTATTGTATGTGTCTTCATATAATGAAAGAGTAAACTACTTTCTTCTGCGACTCCGCAACCTCCGATAATCATATCGTTGTGTTTCATCATTTTAACAACTTTATTTTGTGCGTTATTAAGTTTAGTCCAACCCTGAACAACAATAGAATCAGAAGCCATTTCAATTGTATTTTTATTTATTTTACAAACTACTACACTCATATTTTTACCCCTTTTATTTATTATTTAGATATCCTAATAAATCAGGAAACATATTAGCTAATTCTTCTTTTGTAAATAACTTATCCTTTTCAATTCCATTATAAAGCCACCAACTAATATCGCTCCAAGCCATTTCACCAAGAGGAACTTTCTTATCTTCTTCCTGCATTCTAGTGAAAAAGTCAATATATTCTTGTCTTTCATCTTTCATATAATAGACCTCTATTCTATAAGATTCTTATTAATGCAACTTATATCCATAACTTTCTTCCATTTCTGCTTCTTTGATAGATAACCAATTAGGCTTAAGTGTCCAAACGATATACTGACTCATTTCCCATATAATATTTAAATTAATACCAAGTATTTCTGACATATACTTATTGTATTCTTGACTTGAAAAATGATCAAAATCTTTTTCCTCTTCGATATAAATAATGGCATTTTCGATCAAATGTTCTGCATTTGTCATATTACGCCTCCTATTTCGTATAATTTACTTTCTATACCTAAATTTTGGCATTGGCAATAATTTAAATAGATTCTTCTTATGTAATTCATCTATTCTTTCTTTTACTTCAGGATCATCACAAATACCTTCCCTAATGTATTTATCTAATACTTTATATGTAAAACCTAAATTGTCTTCATCAGTTTTCCCACTAAGACCATCTGCAGGTGTCTTTTCAATAAATTCTTTAGGAAGTCCAAGAGAATATCCTAATGTCTTAACCTCTTGTACGGTCAAATTTGATAATGGGCTAAAGTCGCCGGCCATATCGCCGTATCTTGTGGAATATCCAACCCAGTCTTCAGACAGGTTGCATGTATTGGCAACTCTGCCATTCATACTTTGAGAAACTCCATAAAGAACAGCCATCCTAAGTCTTGGCGGCAAATTAATAATCGTTTGTTCGCTAAGACGATCACAACAATCATCAATTTGAGTAATAGCATTATCAAACATTCGACTAATATCTATCGTACAATAATTAATTCCTAAGTGATTACATAAATTGTAGGAAACATCGATGTCGCTTTGTTTACCGTTAGGCATCAGTACGCCAAAAACTCTTTCCTTGCCAAGAGCTTCAACACAGAGAGCCGCAACTACCGAACTGTCTTTGCCTCCAGAAATACCTACTATTGCATTGCATCCTTTACCGTTTTCTTCAAACCAGTCTCTGATCCACTGAACACAATCGTTTTTAATTGGTTCAATTTCTTTAATATGTTCTTCGGCTTCAATCTCATCAATTAATTCGCATAGCATATCATATACAAGTGGTAAACCACCTCTATCATCAATATAGACATTAGCATAAGTCTTTCTACCTTTAACAGGTACTGAACTATCGCAATTAATTCCTTCATATTTAATGTTATGTTCATTAAGATAAGCCTGAATTTTAGGATATTCGCTTTCTCCATTACCTGTTAATATAATTACTTCAGATCTACTTTCCCATCTATGAAGAAGTTCAATGATATTATTAAATGTCTTTCCTGTGCCATGGAAATCATATAACGTATCATCAAAATCCACACAAAATATTAATTTACCATGCTGAAGATATTCATCTTTTAATCTTTTATAGCAATTTTTTACTTCTAAATACCAATCCATTAGAATTCTCCTCTGTGTAAAATATCTCTAATTTCAGCTAATGTATAATTTTTTAATAATACTCCATCTTTAAATACTGGTTGCAGTAAATTTCCTTCTGGAATAGTAGAGCTAGTATATTCGTCTTTATACTTTAACCCTCCGCTTTCTTTATACACATAGCATAATCCCTTCTGAGACTTCTTAAATCCGCCTTCTTTTGGATTTTTGAAAATAGGATATTCTTTACCATCTACTTCTGCATAACATGCTTTAATACAAGAACTAAATGTATCTCTAGTAAACGGCTTTAATTCCCCATCTTCTTCAATACAATGCATTGAGAAAGAACCTACTCCAAGTGCCACATTACTTGCAGCAAATCCATTTTGCATCAGAATTTCATATATTCGCTCTGCTCTTTGAACTGTAATTGAATCACCGTAAATAGCTTTTACATGTGGATCCAGTACTTTATAGCCTTTGCTATTTAAAGTGCCACCAAACTGTTCCCACAGCTTAAATACTGTCTGAGTTACTACTTCTACACAGTCACCAGAATCACCTCTCATAAGCATACATCCATTATGAGCCATGATTTCATCATGAATCTTAGGCAAAATATTATCAATTACGTTCCAGTAATCATAGCTATCAAGTACACATGAGAAACTTGTGTTAGGATATAATTCAGTCAATAACTTTCTCAGGAAAGTTTCTTCATCTCCATCTATTGCATAATTGCTACACATTACAAAATGCTCACTACTTACAGCTCCAAATGCAACCTCTTCTTTTTCACAATCACAATTATACATTTTTTCAAGATACGGAATTACTGGCACTGTTGCAGTGTTTACAAATGATAGACACCATCCGGATCCTGCTTTGAGTGCAGCATCAAGACCCATATCACCTCTAAAGTCGAAGCTACCCAAAGCTTTTCTTCTTGGAGTATCTTCATCGCACGTCATATCATAATATTTATTTACAACATCACGATACGTCTTACCTACTGTTGCAGTGATCATTGGATACCAAAGCTCTGCACTAATTAAAGATTCAAGTGCTTGCGGCAACCAAGCAAAATCATCATGAGTATTTGTAATACCAAACATAGGTACCTTCATTGGAACCATTGTTCCTTCTGGAAGCGCTGTAATTTCAATTGGCAAATACCCAAGATGATGCAGTTTTATAATTTTTTCGATATCATATACACCTTCACCAAGCGTATTATCAAGAACTCTTTTATATTCAGCGATTACTTCATCTTCTGGCCTTTCAAAAAAATTATCTCTAAAGTGATCAATAAGATAAGTTTTGCAAAATGCTTGTAATCCAAACATTACAACTTTATCCCATCTATTCACTCTACTCATTCGCGGCGTAAAGTAGGATACAGATTTTGTCATACCCGGATTAAGCATTTCTGCATGAACTGCTTTGTAAAAATCACATAATAATAATGAATTCATTTCGTGCATTACAATACCTCCTCTATACGCATTGTATTAATCTTTTCATGTGATGAATGAAAAAGACTATCTGTGGTCCAAACACTTTTTATAAGATCTCCTTTTAATAGCTCACCTTGATGAATTGTATCTTCGCAATGAGTTACATATAGATGAACATCTTTTGCCCCAAGCTCTTTAAGCTTTTTTGCTGCAAAATAAAAAGTTCCTCCACGGGAACAAATATCATCTATTATAAGAATGTTTTTATTTTTTATTAACTCAGCATCTCCGGCAATATTCAGCCCAAGAATTTTTCCTGTATCCCATTGCCTTTCCTTTACCCCAAAAGCATATGGTAATTTTGCCATACCACTATAACGTTTCATTGCACCTTCATCTGGAAAAAATAATGAATCTACATAAACTTGATCTAATACTTTGTTTATAAATAGCTCTGGAGTTTTCACACATATATTATCAATTAACGCCTCGCTTACAGAAGAATGTGGATCTAATACTGATACATAATCAAAATTGAGGCTATTAATAATATTTGCAAAAAATTTTAAAGTGAAAACTTCATCATCATGTTTTACTCTATCCATGCGAGCGTTTGGAATGTACGGCATTTTCAATTGGATATTTGAACAACGAAGTTTATCTAAATGTTTCTTTACGTAGATAAGCGTTATTAATTCTTCTTCACGTTCATATAACCATGTTATAGTAGCATCAGTTCTGAAAATCGTTGTTGGCATTTTTATATTTTGTGTACCATCGGGAAAACGATCTACGATTACTTGTGCTCCATCTACTTTTATCATATTTTTACCTCTTAATTTCTATCTGACACATTTCCATAGCCTTAAGTGCATTTTCATGACTATCCGGAGTAACGCCAGCGCAACATGTCGCATCAACGCTAATTTTTGCTTCCGGCATAAATGCTTTTAATAACATTGCATTAGATATAACGCAAATATCGGTACAAAGGCCAACAAGTTCAATCTCTACTCCACTACCATCTTTATTATCAATTACTGCCTGTATCACCTTTGCAAGATCTACTGAGCCAAATGTAGGCTTATTAATTGTATTGTTTTCGCCAATATAAGGTACAATTTCTGGATCAATAATTATAGTTTTTTTATACATCCAAGTACTTCTAATTGCTTTCTGTATATACCATCCTTCATTTACTTTTCCTGGCTCATAGATACAATGTGGCACCGGAAGATTTTTACCTTCCTGAATTTCCATATAATTAGGCCCATGTGTATCTTTTGTAAAAAGAATTAATGTTTCTTCGTTTGCTGCTTCAATTTTCTTGATTACATTAGGCACAATTGCTTTAGCCTCTTCTGTTCCGAGAGCGCCGTCGATAAAATCATTCTGCATATCTACTACGATTAAAAATTTATTTAAATTATCCATTTTACATTCTCCTACAATTCCTTAAATTGTTTTAATAAATCAGCAAGGACAGGATCTTGCTTAGCATACATTTCATATATCTGTTCCTTTTGTAATTTAGCTACGCATTGATCCATTTCATCTTGAATCTTTTTTCTTTTTTCAGCTTTATTAATACGCTCATAATACTCAGCTGTATCAATAACACCTTTGAGTTGTTTATGTGGCATAATAGTATTGCCGTCGGCATTTTCTATAGATATAATTCTTATAATATTTACAATTTTATTTGAATCAGTAATACCTAATAATCTGTCTTCATCGAATTCACCATCCAAATCATCATATAATGCAAAATTATATTCTTTGTCATAGTCTAAATATTTTACTGTTGCAATTTTATATCCAGGCTCTAGCATCATCTCTTCTTCCTCCTCATCTCTTATAGGTTCTAAATGTTCTTTATTGTAATAAAACCAGCCAAATTGACTGGAGTTATTACGTATTCCATCAACTTCAACTGCCAATCTTTTATTTCCCATTACCTTTTTAATAACACCTGTTTTGCCCAATGTTTTTAAATATGTATTACTATTAGTATAAGGAATAGATTTTATTCTTACTTTTACATTCATTTTATTTCTCCTACTTTGTATGCTTTTAATCACAACCCCGTATTCGAGGCCATAATATTACCTCTTTAAAACGCCCTCCAATCTGACGGAGAATGTATTTCCCAATCTGCAGGCATTTCACATAAACCACATTCATCATATTTATCTCTTAATGGGCAACTATTACAAGAATCTCTAAAACGATCACAAACATCTTTTATTACTTTTAATGCTTCAATAATTTCTTCAGTACTTCTAATATTGTTGTTATTTGCTCTCATAATCTTTACCATCCTTTACAAATGCTCAATCTTTATTCTTTTTCTAATAAGCTTTTCTTCTTCAATTTCAAGTTGTTCGCGTTTGAATTTTTCAACTTTTTTCCAACGTTCATCTGAAATTTTATCAAGCCCCTGCTTCATTTCTTTTTCATTTTTAGCTTTAAACTCTTCTATATCCTTTTTAATATCATTAATTACTTCTTGCTGCGCTTTATATGCACGCATTTTTTCTTCACATTTATCGAGTTTATATTTCCATATTTTATATTTAAAATAACTAATTAAACCAAAAGAAAAATTTGTTGTTTTATATATTACAATATGATTTCCTAAATACCATTTGTCCGGATTTATTTTTCTTAAGTTCAAAAATCTATTAAATGAAATATGATTAGGATAATTATCATATTTTTGAAACCATTCCATAAAATATACAAAACTAAGAGCGATTATGGCAATAACGGTAACACCAGCTATAACCGATAGCCCAAACATAATGTCTTTCATAACAACCTCCTATATTAAGTAAGAAAATTCATTAAATCGTCTTGACTAATTTTAATTTCAAATTCATCAGCCAATCCATCGATCATATGTTCATACCAATGCCAGTCTCTATTATCTTCTTTCATCCTATAAACTCCACCATAACAATTATCACTACTAGCATTTATAATAGTCATCACTTGATCGCCATACTTATCCATAAGTCCAGAAGAATTTCTACCAGCTGCATATCGCATACGTTCACGAGAAATTATTTTGACACGATCACCTACGTTAAATTTCATTTTTACACCTTTTCCTTTTATAGCCAAATTAAAAATCTTAATGAAATAAATAATGTTAACACAACATATGTTAATAAAAAAAATGGCTAAAACAGTTGAATTAATGTTCGCCATTTTACGCCTCTATTAAAGCTAGCAATTCATTACCATAATTTGATCGGTATGAGCTAAATAATCTCTCAATTATTTCTCTTTTTACATCTTCTTTTGTTGTACAGCTCATAAATTTCATATCAGCTAAACACTCTTTTAAGGTTGAATATTTTTCAATAGCTTTAACTTTTCCACTATATTGACCTCTTAAATAATCAAGTGCCTGATCATAATCAGTATCTTTGCTAACAATATAAATAAATTCAGTATTTTTATCAGTTAAAGCCGTTGCTACATCACATATAATTTTAAAATCTGTCGCATTAGATCCTACGTTTGAAACTATTTCACGTATAACAGCTTTATTATTCTTTAATTTATTATTCATTTTATTACTATTTAGCATAGTTGCATGAGTAGAATCGGCATAAAAATTCACCTGAGTTGAATTATCTAAAATAATCTCATTACCGAGATCATCATAGCTTGTATTATCAAGATCTATAAATATGTATTTAGTTATTGCAGGCAGATCTGCAATAAATTCATCCTTTTTAATTTTTTCAAATACATTATAAATCTCTTCTCGAACATTCATTTATTTTAGCTCCTCTATATTTTTATACATGAATTTAATTTTATCTATATTTTTATCCGTATGATAATGTCCACAATACCATTTTTCATAATCCAGCTTTTCTTCCAAAGTTCCAAGCCATTCTTCAGTAGATTTATCTACTTTGGTTTGATCAATACCAGGTAAAAATACTTCTACAGGTTCATATTTTAATGGACAGGTATGAGTCAAGATGCCGTCGAATTTCCAATTGGCAAAATTACATGTCTGTTCCACATATGATTTAATTTCATCTGACGGCTGTTCATTATCCCACCAATTACCTCTACCCATTAATCTATATTGTTTATCAACGCTATATGCTCCGCCAATGACAAGATATGCTTTACCATTTAATTTAAACACTTCTCCATCATCTGCAAAGAGTATATTAGGATAATCTTCTTCATACCATACTATTCCGCCATTAAAAACTTTTGTCTGATATGATGCAATTTCATAAGGTCTTTGTTCGTGATTTCCATGAATACATAATAATGTAATTGGAATATCATCTTGAATCATACTTTTAATTTGTTTATCTTTATAATCCATAAAATAATTGATACCTGCATCTCCCAAGATAATCATCACATCATCTTTTGTCGTTCCATTTTCATAACAAAATGTTTCGATCTCATGAAAATATCCATGCGTATCACCAGTTATATAAACCATTTTTTTTACTCCTTATACATCAAGAAATTCTAATAAATCGTCTTGACTAATATTTACCTCACCGTCCGTCCAATCAATTGTATCGTAGCCAAATATAAATCCAGGTTCTTTGCCAATATTATCAGCAGGCACTCCTACAAAACCCATACTATTAGGGCCACCTATTGCTCTAATATAGACATAAGAACCTCTGAGATTATAACATTTATCATCCACTATGTACGTCGAATACATTTCACCAAGTTGTATGTCATCTCTAATACGAATTATATTTCCTTCCTTAAAATCAGGATGTTTAAATTTCATATTATCACACTCCTAAAAAATTGAATAAATCACATATATCTATGGCAAGATCAGGGCTTAAAATGTTATATTCTGATAAATCAAACATCTCTGTGGTCCAAAACCAACCTCCTGCTTCTTTAACATAAAATTTCCCATTTAGACCTATCGCTGTTATAGTTACACGTTTTCCAGCAAACTTTACCATTTGAGGAGTCGCAAAATCAGCGGCAGTGTTATAATTTTCATATGTTTTTCCTTGCAAATCTGATCTTACTAACACTTTATCGCCCACTTCAGGCACAAGTAGACCTTTAATATATTTCATTTTTTAATTACCTCTTTTTTTTATATTCTCTAATCTAAATATTATTTGGATACCGAGAAGGCTGCTTAACGCGTGACGTCATCCGGAAGATTCCGGTGAGAAAGTTGTGTTATTTCGCATATGCGGATGGGCTCAGTGACCTGGAGACCTGCGTGCTCCTTCCTGGTTATTTATGAACAATTCGAAAACTCTGATTACACCAAGAGCTGTTTTTTAAAAAAACAATGCATTAGAAAATATTAATTATATATTTAAAAAATTCATTAAACTGTTTTGATATATTACCATTTTAGGCACTTTTTCAAATTCAATATCTGTAAATAGATAGTCTGTAATCTCAGTCCCATTGTCTAAACTACTACTTCCATCGCAGTGAATATGCAGTATTCCATCACAATCTTCTGCACAATAAATAGAAACCCACTCATTAAATTCAAACTCAAATACTTCTCTTTCTTTAACCCTTTTTAAATCGTCTAAGAGCGTGGAATTTGAATATACTGTTATATCTAAAAAACTTTCTAAATATAACATTGTTTGCAGAAACTCTTCTCTTGTCTCACATATTATTCCAATGGCTTCTGGGTTTGTCCAATGTAATAAAAATCTATTAATATCAAATTTAATTTTTTCTCCGACTGCCATAACTAAAATCTCCTTATTGTTTAAATTTTATTGATCTAAGAAAGAAAATAAATCTTGAGAAGAGATATTTATTTCCATTACAGGTTCTAACATTTGATCATTAAACACCCACGTTTTTATACCTTTTAATCTATAAAATTTCTCATGGCCTTCTAATTGCATTACTTCAGTTTCCATGCCACGGAAACATTCCATTTCTTCGGCAAAATGAAGAGGTGAATCACCTTGGTATAAATAAAGATGATCATCAAAATCGTAATCATCTTTTCCATTTGGAAATTTTGAATTATAATATAATCCACCTATCAAATCTTGTCTTATTCTAACTGTGTCACACACTTTAAAATTCTTACAACTCATAATTACCCCTTTAAAAAATTTTGCAAATCTTCAAGTTTTATTTCTTGAGGCCAATAAATTTGTTCACCAAATGCTATTTCATAAGCTTTTAAAATTTCTTCTTTTGTCATATCAAAAGTATCATCATCATAAGATTTTAGAGTTTCAAACGAAGTACCACGTCCGCATCTATGATCATTCCACTCTCTATCTATCGGACACTGTGAACAAAAAATTGGCGAACAAAATTCATTTAATTTTTTACGATATTTAATTAGTTCCATATTAGTTTCCTAAAAATTCATTTAAGCTTTCTAAAGATATATTATCAATAATTATTGTTATATCTTTATTAAATACAGTTTTATATATCCTGATGATTTCTTCATCTGACATATCATATTGATCATTATTTTTTTTAAAAGTAAAATGCGTACCACGCCCACATCTATATTTAGCACCTTCTAAAATACAATTATCACACGTTCTTTTACTATCGCAGAAGCGCGAGAGTTCTTTCCTATATTTTGTTAACATATCTCCCCCTACATTAAAAAATCCATCAATTTTGATTTTGATGGAAAGATAGCAGAACTACATTCTGGAGTTAAGTTTAAAATATGTTTAATTTGATAGCCTTTTTGAATACATTCGTATCTAAGTCTTGTTTTCCTTTTCAGCAAATTATTATGACAAACTGATCCTAAGTAACATATTTCAGGTTCTATAATAATTACACCACGATTTTTTTGTTGCTTACTAAATGAGATTTCAACATTGTAATTTTTTACAATCCATTCGCAGGCTATTTTAAATTGTTCATATGTATCAAATAAAATTATTAATTTATTATGCTTTTTCTTCATATTTCTAAAAAATCTTTTAAAGATATCTCAGATGGGAAAACGCCGTATACTAATTCGCTACAAGTAATCGTTTTATGAGTTATAAATTTTCGTCCTTCATTAAATAAAGGATATGTAATATAATCATCTGGTGAATAATTTTGTGTTGCTCGTACATATTCTTTACATCTAATAAACATAGAACTACCTGCCTCGAAAAATAAAGCATACTCATCGTCTTCGGTCATTGCATATTCCATATGATCAGTCCAATCTGTATAACCTGAGGTATTTTCATTACCTGTACACCATTTTACTTCCGGATGATGGATTTCTAACCATTGTAATGCATCAAAAACTTCGCTTTTATTATTACAAACAATAGCAGCATAATTAAAAGCCATAACTTTACTCCTTTAAAAAATATAGTAAATCATCTTTTGAAATTGTATTTATAGGTAAAATATCCTTAGCATTAAAAATATGAGTTTTTCTCAGATTATTTACATGACATATATCACTAAAATATGATTGGCCGTGACATTTTTTTGATCTAAAAAATACAAAAGACTTTTTTAATAAATTGCTCTGTTTTATACATAACACTATTTCATCGTCATGTGGTATTTCACAATTAAGTATGATTTCATGAAAAGTTGAAACTAATAGTTCATTTGATTTCCAACGTAACTTCGGGTAAACCCTTTCTAGATGACTAAGACATTGAAGAGCTTCATTAATTCCAAAGCATTTATATATTTCTTTTATCATAATAATGCCTTTCTATATTAAAAAATCCATCAAATCGGAATTTGACGGAAATTTCATTGTGGAGTTTATTATTTTTTGTATTGTAATTTCTGATTTAGGTGCTATTTTAGATGTTACTAAGTTAAATCGATCACACCAACACAGCTCATTATTATATACCATTAAATACATTGGAAATTTTAATACTTTTGGTCGATGTTTTGTAGGTTTTCCTAATCCTAATACCCAATGCAACTCTGGATATTTATATTCAAGATAGTTTAATGCCATATTAACTTCAGAATAACTATCACATTTTATAAAATAATTTTTCATTTAATCCTCCAAAAATTCAAGCAAATCCAACTTTGATGGATATTCTATAGGTTGATACTTATAAAATGGATAACGCGTTTCCTTATAATCAATAGAAGATTTTGTATAAAAATTTATATAATATCGCGGAAATTTATATGTGAATTTAATAAATTTTCTTATTTGAAAAACATTTCTCCTATCATTCCATTCCCAATCCTCACTGGTTAACCAATCGCTAGGTATTCCTTTACGTATTGATAATGCCTTCGCCCCTTTAATTCTCGGCATCCATTTGATTCTTGTTTGATGCTCTATATCTTTTAAAAGACTTGCAAATTCATTATAATTTTTAACCTCAATGACAAAGGGTGCTGGAAATTCCAGTTTAATTATTTTTTTAATATTCATTATATATCACCTATAAATTTCAATAATTCTTCTTGCGAAGGAAATATACAATTTTCATCTTTACATTGATAAAATACAACATCTGACCATGGAATTTCATCATAATATTTGGAACATCCCATACTACCAAAGCTAATACTAATGTATCCAGGGATAAATGCAGGAGTGTATCCAGTTGGTCTTTCTCCGGCATGCCATCTTATTTCAGTTTCTCTTTCTATAAAAGAAAGCACCTTATTTGCCTCTTGTAATGTTTGATAAAGGACTCGAATATCTTCGCGCTCATTTTTTATATATGCGACTAAATCATCAAAACTAATTGTTTCTATCATTTTATGCTCCTTAATTTTAATTTAAAATATCCATCAACATAGACTCTGATGGATATTTATATAAAAGGTCTGATGCATTAATAACTTTGAAATCCAAGTATCGTGTAGGAATATTGCCATTTATAAATAAATTATATTTTTCACTACTTTCATCTTTGGTAAGACTATTTCCTCTAAGATATAATATACCTTGTCCTTTAAATATAGCGCTAGGTTTATAATCTAATGAATCGCCAGTACACCATTTTATAAGTGGATAGTTATTAGCCAGCCACTTTAAACATGGCTCACATTCTCCATTATCACACATAATAATAGTTTTATTTTCTATCATAATTAAGCCTCCAAAAATTTTGTTAACGACGCTTCATCTGGTAGTGGTAATATAACTTCATTAAATACAGATTCAATTTCATCAAAACCTATATATACATCTATTATCATTGATAAATCACTCCTTTTTCGCACCCAACTTAATTGATTATTGTTAATGATAAATATTGCATCCCCTTGTATAACTAACGCTTCTGTTGGACGTCGTCCAGATGTCTTCCATCTAACCATTGGTAAATTAGCTTCAATAACTTCTAAACACGCTCTTGATTGATTACTATTTTTGCAGCAAATTGCAATATTTTTATTCATATTTTTTACCTATTCAAAAATTCCACCAAACTACTTTCTGATGGCAAAATATTATAAGAAATATTATATTGTCTTTCTAAATCGCCAAATTCAATAATCTTGCAATCAGAATACATATCAGCACAATAAACTTTATCATCAAATAATTTTCCATAAGTTAGGCGAAAATCTTTTATATAAAAGGCTACTCCTTTTTTAAAAATTTTAGATAAATAACTTGAAACAGGATTTATCGGACTATTCCCTGATCGCCATCTTACAGTAGTTTCATTTTCAAGAAACTGTAGAAAAACATCTGATTCTTCTTGATTTCTACATACGACTATCATATTGTTTATTATCATAAAATTTACCTATTTTACACCATATAACTATATTAACTTTCTAAAAATTCCAATAGACTATTTTGTGAAATGAATTTAAAATTCATTATTTTACAAAATTCATCGAAACTCAAATTAGTTTCAGGGTTAAGAAATTTTGCTACTTCATCTAAATAATCCCATGATAATCTATCATCTTCTATAAAAAAGACAACCTGATGTGTTATGGGAAATGCTATTTTAAGAGTTGGTATCTTATGCCCTGTTTGCCATTTTACATCTGTAAATTCGTAAAGCAATTGTAAAAAAGTTTCAACTTCCACCTTTTCCATACATGTTACTGTTATATTATTTAATTTCATAACTTTCACCTATTTTAAGAAGTCCATCAAATTTTCCTTTGATGGAAAAGTAGTATTTCCGAGGTCTAACATCTCAAAAGTATAATACCATGAATAAGTGTTTGTCTTTAGATATACCGACCTCTTTAAAATTTCAAGCACTTCAAAACCTTGAAATTTCAACGGTTTCATTCCTTCCCAATAAGGCAAACCGTTATATTCTTGACCAATTACCAAATCTTGTCTCAAATAGACGATATCTCCCACTTTTATGCCTGGATTTACCATTTTAGTCCTCCAAGAATTCCATCAAAGACGCATTTGATGGAAAAGTATAATTATATGCAAATACATCTTGATATTCAAAAGCTATTCTACGTTCGCTTATAGCTGTTACATACACACCATCATCATATACATAGTATGTATTTACATACTCCTCATATAATTCTGTTGGAGCTTGTATAAATAATCCTTGTTCTTTTACTAGACGTAAAAATGTTCTAACATCTTCAACTGTTCTAATATACACAGAAGATTTTCCGTCTACCCAAGATTCCCAATCAAACATAATTATTCTCCTAAAAATTGCTTCAAGCTGGACTCAGAAATTTTTGTAATAATAAGCAGATCTGCTGCTTTAATAGACTCCCAACCATACTGTACATGGAAGTCATCGGGGCCCATTAGTATACGTTTTCTATCCTCCCAGTTATATACAACAGCATATGGCTGTTTATTTATAACATCTTCCCAAAAGCTTGATTTTTGACCTATTCCTCTTTTTGCGCAACAATCTGCAAAATCTAATATTTCTTGTTCATTATCAAAATTTACACTTAATTTTTCATTTATAAATCTGTCAATATCGTACATGATTTTTGAACTCCTATTTTTTCTAATCTAAATTATCATGAAGGCGACGTATCCGGATGGCATATATTACATTTTTGCAAGCGAAGTATTGATTACGTCTTGCGAGTTTAGCTATTTGTGGTTGTATAAGGTGTTGGAATTCCAACCTGATACTCATTTGCCCGAAAGTATCATCACGAGCTGCGAGACCAGATCTTGATGATCCTCCATGTCACTCCTTGACAATATGAAAATTTTATTCTTTTAAAAAATCCATCAGATTTTGCTCTGACGGATATTTCTCTTTTATTATTAAATCAGAAAATGGAATTATATCCCATCCATGTTTTAATAAAAAATTATTTTTCGCACATGTATCTATATAGTTATGTCCTGACCACCCATATAAATATTTCCAATGTGAATAGTATGGCATTGTTACAGGTATATTGTTATTGCTACATATAACACAGAAGGTTATATATTCATCCTCATTTTTAAACTTAAGGGCGATATTATCATGTTTAAATCTATCAATGTCGTACATAATAATCTCCTATAAATTTCTCTCTAATCTAATTATCGTAAGGAGGATCTGCTCTTCCTGGCAAAAAACCGGCGTGATTGGATTGTTAGTTGCCCACTTTCCTATAGAAAATTATTCTATTGCCAGCTTTGTGTGCGGGCCCTGCAGCTGGGTCGTCCCCCATTCTGCTCTGGCCATGTGAAAACCTTGATAACACCTAAGGCCACCTTTTTAAAGTAATACATTAGAGAAATTATTGTAATTTTATTCTTTTAAAAAATCCATCAAATCTTGTTTTAACGGAAAATTTGGTATTATTAGTTCAGAAAAATTGTATATTATCCATCCTTTAACTGTTAAAAAATTATCTGATGAACATGTTTGTATTTTTCTCACTCCATTAAATCCATATAAATAAGTTTTTTTTAAACTGTAGTTACAAGTATTAATGATTTGATTTTTTTTGCAAATACCTTCAAATATCATATATTCATCTTTATTTGCAAACCGAATAGCAATTTTTTCATATTTAAATCTATCAATATCAAACATTATCTTCCTCCAAAAAGTTTAATAGAGTATCCTTCGATATTTGTTTGCTCACCATTAAATCCTTAACAAATATAAATGGTTTATCTCCTCTATATGTTGACATTGCACCATATCTTAACTTTAATAAAGAACTCCCTTCATTTGTTCCGTATCTTACATATGGATTTTGTGATGACTTAAACTTGTTACTAATTATTCTTTTGAGAAATTTATAATCACCTCTTAAATTATTTTTTTGTGAGATGTCAAGAACATAATCCATTTCTTTTTCATTTATTACTACTATTGGATAACCATTCTTCAAATAATATATTAAATCCATTTTTTTACTCCATTATGAATAATAAACTGCTATGATTATGATTTGTAGCATTACTATTATGCTTAGGCATTATAGTTATTATCTTTTTCCTAAGCAACTGCGCACTTATATTTTTAATACAAACTGTTTCTTTGGGGTGTTCTTTACCATATATATGAATAAAAATTTCATCATCCGGATTAAGTCCAATAATTTTAATAGCTTCTTTTAATGAAATTTTTTTATCTTTTTCTTCTTTAGCTTTTTTAGGCCTTGCCATATTTTCCTCCTCATAAGTTTATAACTTAATACAGAGGAAGCGTCTGCACTTCTTCCTCTGCTTTTTGTATAAGTTATAAAAATTTTCAAGACTTCAGAAGCGCCTAGCGCTGCTGATCGTCTTGAAAATTATGTGTTACTGTGTTCAATAACCATTTGTTAATTCTGATTACACCTAGAACTACCCGCTTAATGCTGGTAATGTGCAGAATCTTTTTCTATTTATTGACCGTTTTTGATATCGGCCTTAATAGCTCCTCTTATATCTCCAAATTTTCGTGAGTATTCGTCTATAATATGCTCTATAGTTTCTGGTTCAATAGATTTACAATATGAAATTTCACCTTGTAAATGCTGCACATCTTCTTTACTCCACATGCACCCTTTATTTCTATCTAACATATAATTCGACAATATGGCTTTTAATTGCTTTTTCCTTTTATGTCCCACTGTTGGAGTATGACTTTGGTTAAGCATTAAACCTAACATCCAGTTAGATCCAGCATTTGAACCATATCTTGTTTTGCTATCATTTAAAGAAAAAGGCGCATCGTAATGCGCCAGTACTTTCTTTATGTAATCTACTATTTCATGATGGTTAAATTTAAACCTATTTGATATCATAATGTCATCAGCATATCGAGTATAAACAAATCCACATTCATTTTCCGCGAAAATCTTATTGCTCTTTAAGGCATTTGACAGATGATGGTCTATAGGAATCATCATTATATTTGTTAATATTGGTGACATTGGTGTACCCTGAGGCAAACCGCCGTTCAAGAAACATAAGTTCAGGCAATTTTTTACTGCCCGCTTACCCCGTGAACTTCTCATGATTTCTGAAAAAGGATATATGTCAGAAAACATTCTCATTACATATTCTAATGAGGTACTACCAAAAAAGTTTGAGAAGTCAATTTTTAGAAACCAATTGCTCTTATTATTTGCATGTTTCATAACAGCGTCCTTAGTGCTTCTGTTGTTGATATATGCAAACGCTGCGGTATGATAATAACATCCATCCATAAGGATCTCGAAGGCTAATTTCATATGGCTTAAGCAATCTTTTAACTCATCACATGGAGCATCAATACGTCTCCACTTTTTGTGCCCAGGCTCTGAACTTGCTTTGGGAATGAAAAATGTATCGTACATATGAGAATATTTTAATCCCATTGTCGCCATTTCTTTTGCAGCTTCATGTTTTGCTGCGTCTTTATCTAGCCCTGCCCTTTTGTATTTCCTTATTAAATCTACTTGAAGTTCGTAGTTATAATCTGGATGTCCATTATTAATATCCAAGTGTTGATATTTTTTATACAACTTCTCTAAAATTTCAATCTGTTTTGGAATATTTAATTCTGTCAATTTTTCAAGTGAAATACTATCATAGTAATATGTTCTTGTTCCGGTAGTCTGATATTTTGTAGGAGGCCGTAACATATCTACAGTTACTAAGTCATTAAGAAAGTCGAGCAAATCAATCTCTTTCTTTCTCGGCTTTAACCTGGTTGTTACATAAGGCATCTTTTCACCTCCTCTTTATACTGCTGCCATCATATCATCACGTCCAAATGTATCGATAGCGTGAAACTTTGAATTGTAAAACATGGTTTTCTGTAATGCCTTTTTATCCTTTACAAAATGAACAAAGTTTTGAATTCCACAATTTACGATTCCAGTGATTGTATAGAAGATACTTAATGTTTCTCTACATGCTGACATCGGTGTTTGTTCTCTAGCTTCTTCGTCAGTGAAATCCATTGATGCATAGAGATCATCCTTCATCTTTACACTGCTCCAATCTGCAGCATAATGCTGTGCGTCTTCAAGCCTCATTCTGAAATCAAACATTGCTACAACATTTGGATTGTACTTATTTGCTTCTACGATCTTTTTTCTAATTTCAATAGAATCAACTGCAATGAATACATACCCATTAAGCTGCTGATTAGTATAGAAACCTTTTGTCTGAATGAAATGTTCGATATCTGGGTTTACCTCGATCAACATATCCTTTAATGCTTCAGTCTTTTGACGTCCAATATCAATAGAACGATACATCTGATTTGCTACATTCTTAGATTCAACAACATCTTCATCATATAAAACAAAGTTTGTTAATCCAAGTTTTGCTAACATATAAGCGAGTGTGGATCCAATAGCTCCACACCCTACAATATGAATCTTCTCAGTAACAGTTTCAGGCTGAAAAAATTCGTGATGTTTATTTAAATTCATTACTTTTCCTCCTCGGCTTCTACCTCTAATGTTATAAGTAACATTTCCTTCTGTTCTTTGTCTGTTTTTACTTCCACAGATTTCACGCTTAATCCCATAACAAGTCTAATAGCACTTACACTTGTCATATCTACAAGTACACCCTTTTTATCTACCACCTTGAAATATGCATACTTTTTATCGAGGCAATAATCGAAAATTGACATTGCTACTGAATTTGGTGCAGTTAACGGATCATCTGTTTTGGCAGTTGTAAGATCTTTGAAAGCATATTCATTACCAAAATAATCTTTGCATGTAACATCATAATATTTAGGATAGATCGTATAAATTTCATAGATTGATGAATTAGTCGGTTTAAAAGTAACAGCATAACTTTTAGGAATAAACTCATTATCTGTTTTCTTTTCTGCAGACATGTATCCATCAAGCCACTGATCCCAATCATACATGTCACTAGCATAATTATTTAATGGATATATGTCTTGTTTCGTCTCTTTTTTCTTCGAATAAAGGTATGACCCTGGTAACGGCTGTTTCTTTTCTCCGCCGCCGAAGAGAAAGTATGTAGATGATTTAGGGCTAGGAATATCTTTAACAAGCTTCTTGCTTTCTTCATAGTATTCTGAATTAGAAAGACCTTCTTCTACTTCAATAACGATTACAATATCGCTATTCTTATATTCAATACTATCCTCTGCGTCCATGATCCACCATGTCATTTCCATTTTTTTATTCATTATCATAGCAATCGTGAATCGCTTATCATTAGCAGCAGCATTTGATGTTGCGAATCTTTTCCATGATTCAGTATCTGTTGATGATGGTGACACACTCATATTTACATGAGAATGACCATGAAAACGTCTGGAGTTGTATTCTTCATCTGAGAGGCTATCTTTCCATTCGATCATTTCATCTAATGACTCATCAATTGTATCTTCTACATAGGCTGAAGATACTAATTGTGGATAAATCAGAATATCTTTAATTCTGTATTCGCCAACGGCAATTTTTTCTACTGTACCGAACCAGCCCACTTCTTTATCATGCCCGATGACTAACGCCTGCATCTTAATCCATGCAGATGGTGAAATTCTAACTTTAGCCATAATTTATTCAGCCTCCTTTTCCTTTCTAATATACTCAATTGCTCCTGCAATATCTTCAAATTCACCATTCGGTAATTCAATACACTTATTTTCACAAACACCCTTTAACAGATACACGCCAGCGGCATCGTCTGATAATGTGATTTGTTTTGCGGCATATAAGATCTGATTTAATGCTTCGACAAATCTATTTGCAATTGAGTATTGTGCAATTCTTGTTTCAGAATTTCCAAAACAAGAATAATGTGCTCCAAGATGTGGATGTGGCATTGAATTTTTGCTTGCGACTTTTTCTGCATGTACCCTTCCAGATACAATGTTCAGATCAATCTTCATACTTGTCCATAATTTGAATTCATTAGTCTCTGCAATTCTTCTGTAGAACTCCTTGATTTCTTCTGTTGTAAATGAGCCATAAACCTCCCTTATGAACTCTTTTGGCACATCACCATTGCAATGCTCCAGCTTGCCGAACATGTATGAAGTTCCATTATTATCTCTAATGATACTGTAATAATCTTCTTCTTCGGTAAACTGATCCAACATTGCAGTAATTTCAAAGGTAATAGTTTCATCATTAACGTTTGCAATTGAAATTTTTTCTCTACTTGATTCAATGAATTCTACAATTTCCATAACTGGTGAATGCATTGCGTCTCTATCCATTCTCATAGATCTTAATGCATTTTGCTGCTGCTTCAGCTCCATATTATAGTTATATATACTTTCAAAACGCTCTCTGATACGCTCTTCGATCTCCTTGACTCTTCTTTCCGCTTCAACGACTTTTTTCTCAGTAATTCTATCAGCCATTTTCAGCATTTTATTCATTAATACTTTATCACTAAGGCCAAGTTCTGTTACCATGGCTTCAAATTCGAGCTGAAATTTTGGAAGTAATTCATTATTAATGAACATTGGTGCAATCTCTTTTGAAATTTTTTCAGTTCCGGCACTGAAATACCATGGAAATAACTTAGTTGCGATTGCACAGAATATCTTTTCTGTATAGCTATTGAAGACAGAATAGCCTGTTGAATTATTTCTTGTTACATGAATAACTCTCATATCAGGATTGATGTAAATTTTATATTTAGGCTGATCATCCTGAATTCCCTGACTTACAAACATACTTATAAGTTCATTGTAACATTCTTCCATGTAAGGAGAGCCACCAATGATTATGGCATTTTTTGCATTTGTCAGATCGTGTGAAGAATTATCTTCCAGTGTAATAATTTTTAATTTTTCTTCTTCATAAACATAACTTTCGATAGAAAGTAAGTGCTTATATAATAAGAACATTTTTAACATAGTTGAATATGAAGAGAAACTGTTTACATCAATTTCATTGTCATATAACTCAAAAATTGATTTTTCGATATCCGGGTTTAACATGCGATTTTCCTTTCTTTTTTTTAATTATTGGGTTTATTACAATCTAATAGTGAGAATTATAACGCTGCAGATGATCAAAGAAGGTTTTAACCTTTTAAGTTAACTGCGTTATATCAGGTAATCAGTGATATTCTGATTGTGAATTAACCTAGAAGTTATGTATTTTTATCCCGAGCGAAGTATTTCGTTGAATAAAGATTTGCGTTTAACTTCTTTATAATGAATTAATTAGCTTCCTGCCTCCAGTCGTTTTCTCTAGACCATATGAATACTCGGATTACACCGCGAGCAGTTTTATAAAAAACAATACATTGTAATAAAAAAAGCGGGGATTTCTCCCCGCTATGTATTAAATAAAATGACTAAGCAGCGTTGCTTGTCTTGATTGTTTCGTACAGCATAATTGTAGCGCCGTTGGATGCAAGACCTGCATCAACAATCTGATCAAATGTCATATCCAGCTGAGTTTCAGTCAGCATTGTTCCACCGATTGAGAACTTTGCTCCCATCATAGCATTCTTATCCTGAAGATAATTTCTAACTGTTGTTGTACCTGATACGATTTCTTCTGCATGTCTCTGTGCGCTTGCGATGAACTTAACTTTTACCATTTTATTTCTCCTTTTCTCTTATCAATATTTCTCTTTTAATTTAACTACATAGGGCGCATATTTCAGCGCCCCTTATTTAACAACAACTTAAATAGCAGTTTGCTTTTACGCAATGTGTTCGAAGCTGTCCTTCACGGACTTAATTTCAGCTTCAACACCTTCGATAGCCTTCTTGATCTGTTCTTCGATAGTCTTAACCTTGCTCATTGCCAGACCGCAGGATTCGTACAGGTAGTCTGCCTTAGAATCCTTATCCTTCAGATTTTCATCTGGAATAGGAATCCAAATCAGAGCTCTTTCACCAGACTTGATGAATTCTGCACCGCAATCATTAATCTTACCCATATGAGCAGTGTAAGGGCATTCATTCAGATTTACTCTGAACAGATCGTTACCTTCTTCGTCCTTGATGCAAAGTGCTTCAGGTGCATATCTCTTAACCTTTGCAAAAATTTCTGCTGCTACTTCCATGCTCAGTACTGCCATGTTTTCAATTGTCTTTACTTTCATTCGTTTTTCTCCTTTTCTCTTAAAAAAAATAGTTTATGTAGTGTGAAATATTTATGCATAAATACTCGGCACACTTAACCGAATATTACGAACTAATAGAACGTCACCCCTTACCAATGCCAATATCAGCCATATTATCACCACCTTTCAAGCAATAAAAAAGCCGCGTCAGCCACGCAGCTTAATGTTTTATATCACCTAAGAATTCTTCATTAGGCAACTTTTTTGTATCTATAACCCCTTTTTCTATTATTTGTATGAGGATTGTATCCTCATCATATCTAATAACCGTTGTTATTCGGCCGTTGATATCTCTATCGTCAAGTAACACATGGTCAAACGGATCATTATGATAGTAGTTATACACTGATTCTTTGAACTGTTCCGCTGTCAATCTCGACATGATTAACACCTCCAATAAAATCTTCTAATGCAATTGGATTTATTATATATTTACTACGATCAAACTTTGGTTTGTCATATTTAATTTCTTCTATAGGCCATGATAATTCTTTGCAAATTTCTTCAAATGAATAGTAGTTTAAGTTAGGATCTCCTGGTTCATAACTATATACATATCCACAATCTCCATATGTATAATCATTGGACATGTCTGAGCCATATTCATCCCAGTCAACATAATCTTGAAATTCTTCAGGGCATTGATTATATCCTAATGTATATCCTAAACAATATAAATTACTACCATTATCACATTCATAACTATAATAGTATATATTTTCAACATCCAAACAGGCATTAATAAGTTCAAGAGCATTACATATATTTCCTTCTGCACCTTGATATAAATTTACCGCTTCTTCTTCGTGTCTATCCAAATTATCAAATGCTATTGCTATTAAATTAATCATTATAAGATTTTTTTCATTGCATATTATATCGTCAAAACTACAATCTATTGTAGCATAAACCATATCACAATCAGTTAGCATCTCACATGGGATGTCACTAGTATCTTTTCGCCAATTAGGATATTGTTCTATCGGAATTCCGATATCCCTATAAGCGCGCTCAATTATCTTCCAAGTAACCGGAAGATTAAGCATTACACTATATTCTGTAATTGGATTTTTCAGATGAACTCTTATATTCATTGTGTGTTTACCTCTTTATTGCAATAAAAAATCCGCTTATTATTAAAGCGGATTTTAAGACTATATTACAGTTTTAATTTTTTCTTGTATTAGATTTTACAGTAAATTCAAAAACATTGTTAACATCAAATGTCAATCTTATACTGTTTTTTAATGGTGTTATAGCAATAGCATCTGTTAAATTAATTAAACGTCTAAACTTTTGCATCTGAATTGGAATAACATCAAACAATGGACATTCTATCGTAATTGATGCATTAAGATATTGATAATTAACACCTACAATCCTACCATCATTTTCATCTGCAAAATCTGATACAAGTTCAGTAACTTCCTCAAATACTTTAAACTTTTCTACAATTCGTTTTGTTTTATCTAATTGATCTAACCTTTCAAATTCCTTTTTAAGTTTTTGTAGCATTGATTCCTTCATTTAATTTAATCTCTCTTTCTCTCATATTTACCTCCTTTATTATATCATAATGCATCCCCCGATTGCATTATTTACTTAGTTATACTTACGTCAAATCGTCATTTTATTGATACTTATACTCTCCTTGAATATCTAAGGAAACAATTTTATATGCATTGTAAATTTCACTATCAATCTTAAACTTCTTTTGCCTACTTTCTATATATCCTAAGACAAAACACATAACCCAATAGTTTATCTTTTTTCTTATCATGTTTACGCCTCTATAAAATTGTCTTTTTTATCTCCATCCGTGTCTACCAGTAAACACGTCACCATCAAACTTAACTGTTTTATAAATCTTTGAAACACACGTTTCACTGTCAATAGACCAAATTAATTTTGTCAGTTTTTCATTTGCTTCTTCTGCACTATGTGCTATTACGATAGCAACATCCTTTTCATAAGAAGCTCCATTATCTACCTCGAATTCAATTCTGTATAACAACATATTTTTCACTTCATAAAATTACATTTATAACTACAATACTCTTCATTAATTTATGAGGGCGATTGGATTCGAACCAATTGTTTGTCTTATTATCGCCAGCCACCAAGGTATTTAACGCTGGAATCGAACCAGCCACGAACTATCGTCATAGCAGCACCTCGCACCCACATTATTTTTTTATTTAGTCTTCTTCTGCATATCCTATGATCTCAACATAGTCTAGCTTAAAATCAACTCCACTTTCACGAGCAACTGTTTTTGCTAATTCAATAGCTTCTTTTTCGCAAGTTGCATCTACTTCTGTTTCATCATTTCCGTTGAAACCTACGTGGTAAACTATTAATTTTTCATCCATAATAGTTCTCCTACTATTATTCATTTTCAAGCACACGAAAACAATCTGCGTTAATAACATTTTCAATACCGAGATCTTCAAATACCATGAATGCCATCATACGATTTACTGCCATTACAGTTACTTCACCTTCGAATCCGTCGCTACATTGATATTCAATTCTATATTCATTCATAATACTTCTCCATCAAAATTCAATTTTATACAATCTGAAAGTCTGGATGTTCTGCCATGAATGGTTCGATGATTTCCTTTATTGCGTTTTCTGCGATTTCTCTTGTGTGGAAGTATGGTACTCCTATTGTATGTCTGAAATTTCGAACATGCATGTCAAATGATTCAGTGTTATGGTTGTAATAGATGCAATATTTATCCGTTTTTGTATCACACCAATCGATTTCATTTCCCTTATGCTCCATAGAATATCTCCAGAGTAACCTATCAAGAGTTTCATGAAGTGCTCTCTGTTGCATCATTTCCTTATCGGTGCAATAGTTAGCAACTTTATACACATTACTATCTACAGCATCGCTGCTACCACCGTCGGTTAATGTTTGAACATATCCATATTTGTTGATACAATAATAACTATTACCTTTATCAGTTCTTTCAAACGGATTTCCCTTGATTTCAATACCAAGTGCCTTGAGCTGCTCTTCGGTAAGATCAGCTCTCTTGCCATCTATCACAATATATGCTTCCATATCTTTCTCCTACTGCTCTATTGGCTGCGCACAGAACGACAGTACGAAAACCCATTTCTTGAATTCCTCAAAATCCATCTCATGTAGTTCTTCATACGGAAATGTCTGAGCTGCATATAAGATTTCCTCACCATCTTCATCTTCTTTATATCTTTCAAAATGAATAGTATATTCATCATTTTGATGAGTTACGATAATTCTGTCACCATCTTCATCGTAATCATCAACTGCTTCTTGCCCTTCAAAAAGCAGATATTCCATATTAGCTTTCATTGTTTTAAAAATTGATTCTAACATAATATTACCCTCTTAAATAAATGGTCGCGGGGGCAAGATTCGAACTTGCAACTGAAACTTATGATGTTTCATATTTCCCATGCTTCATAATACCGCTAATCTAGAATTACATTATTAATTCACACCTCTCTTTAGCTAAAAGAATTCCCCGCTATAATATTGGCTACCCCACCGGGAGTCGAACCCAGATCTGCAGAGTCAAAGTCTGTTGTGCTACCATTACACCATGAGGCAATGAAGGCGCCGTGCTCTCGACGCCAAAGATCATTACTTTATCTTTTTTAAATTATAGTGATAATTTCTTACACCTTTTGATTTAAGAACCATATATTTCAGCTTATTATCCTGATATTTCTGCAAAAGTCCTTCTTCAGCATACTTAAAATCAGATTCATCCCATTTAAGATCCACCTTTTCACCAGGAATCATAAACATATCTGTTTCAACATCATATGTGCAATCTTCAGGATTAAAATTGATATTGAATTCGTAATTCTTGTCAAAACCATATGTTCCAATAGATTCATTACAGAATAAATCAAAGCTAGCCGTAGTATCAATGATTTTGCCGTCTTCAAAGATATACTTTATTTCATATGTTGGAGTACTCATACTTAAGATGTTGAGATCTGTAATTGCCTCATCAAATGAAATTCCGGATGATAATTCAAAGGCAATTGAACGCAGGCAATCGTAATTAAGATTTACTTTCTGTGCAAATTCAATAACTCTTTCAATTTCACCATAAGCACTTTCCGGAATATTATCCTGCAGATATTCTCTGATGCCTCTTGCATCTGGATAATCAAATCTGAAATGATAGTGGAATCTGCCTGGTCTGTTAATCATGTAATCATTTAAACCATATACATCGTTACATGTGATAACGAAAAGTTTCTTGCCAGTATTAAGTCCATCGAAAAGCGTAAGCATTTCAGTCTGCGGATCAGAAAGTGTATTGCCAGATTTACTTCCCGCATTGAAAGTCTTATCAAATTCATCAAACAGTACAATTACTGGCTGCTGAATTGATGCTAAGTATCCCGCGATACCTGGAACATAGTTGTTTACGATAATTAACGGATATCCTTTAGCAATACCGATACCACCGATCAGTTTAGCAAAAAGTGACTTGCCTATGCCTTTGTCACCACTAAGAATAACACCAAGGTTACGCTCAACTCTTTCAAATGAAGACAGCACCTTTTTAACTTTATCCATATGTACGCCGTAGACTTTTTCATTAACTGCTACATCATCTCTCCCTGTGAGGAAGAAGCCTGAATTCATATCGAAACATACTTCATATGCTCTCACTGGCATTTGATCAAAAGTTTTTAAAGTGTCATCGTAGATGCGATAAGTGTTTCCTGTGTTAATTACTTTCATAATGTTTGTCCTTTCTTATAAAATGTATTTATTAAAATTTAAAAGGCACGATCTTAATATTGTGATCTTCATGCTCATTTTTACTTATTCCAGTAACTTTAAACCATTCGCCTTTTTCATTAAGAACTACTGGATAATGATCCGCATCAAATTCGGGACGAATAATAAAATTTTTTCTGTAAGCATTTATTAATTCTTCTAAAGTTTTATATCTAGATGGCATATTAGCAAGCTCATCTAAATCTGATTGGCTAACCCACCCTTTCCACCTATACGCAATGTAATATTTCATAATATTTACCCTTTCTTCTATAAAATTTGCCTTACAAACAAGTCCTGCTACGGTCATCAACAGGGTCATTGCTTTATTTACAATTGGAACAATTATATTACCGTTTCCCATTCCATCTTGCAGTAAGGTCTTATTAGTGCACAAGACGGGATTCGAACCCGCAACATTTCACTGTACAGCACTCGTCAGTGCTCTGCCTTGCTCATTTCAGCCACTTGTGCATGTTGGCGGAGGAAGAGGGATTTGAACCCTCGCGACCCTTGCGAATCCTAACGCTTTAGCAGAGCGTCCTCTTCAGCCACTTGAGTATTCCTCCAGATTTGGGAGCACGCTGGTAATGCTCCCTTCTCTCTTATAGTGTTTTTACTTAGGAAGTAATAAAGTTCAGAACAGGAATCGAACCTGCTACCATGCGTAAATGAATCACATGATGTTTCCATACCTGAACATATTGGTGCACCCACAGGGACTTGAACCCCGAACCTGCCGGTTATGAGCCGGATGCTCTGACCAATTGAGCTATGAGTGCAAAATAGCCCTGTTATTTACAGGACTGGTGATATGATACGTTGTTAATTATAATTTTTAAAATAACTTATATGTAAAAACTCGCTACATAGCAGCTCTGCGGACTACTGACGGCCATTTATAATCAAACCGTA